TTATTTCACCCTGAGTTTCTGACCGGCATAAATTTTATTCGGATTTTTGATGCCGTTCAACGCTGCAATCTTCTGATAGGTTGTGCCGTATTTTGCTGCAATCTTTGACAGGGTATCACCGGATTTTACCGTATAGTATACAGCAGATGTTCCTGATCCACTTCCGTTGATTACTTTCTGCACTTCTGCATACCGTTTTCCGAGTACCGTCTTACGGGTATCACCATTGCCATATTTTCCCGCCTTTGTCTCTGCAGCAAGCGTGGAGACTGATGCGGATGCGATATGATTGATAAATGTCTGCACCTCGGAGTAACGACTGCCAAGCTTTGCCTTGCGTGTATCGCCATTACCATACTTGCCTGACAGCGTATCTACCACAAGCTGCAATGTTGTTCCAATCGGCACGACTGCACTGGGACTGGATGCAGGCTGTGACGGCTTGCTGATCCCTGTGATTTCTGCCGGAAAATCACGATAGCAATAATTAACATCTACCCGTCCACTAATGCCCGGAACACTTCCATCGGAGCTGTACTGCCACATATCGGCTTTCATCCCAAGTGTACTATTATAGCGTGCGATCCACAGTGGATATCTTGTCCCCAGTGAACTTAAGTAGTTATCCCACCATGATTTATTACAATACACTCCGCACTTATACCCTGCTGCTTCGATCAGTGCAGCAAATTTCTTCATACGGTCAACCGCACCTGTCTGTGTTCCTGATTCTTCCAGGTCATAAAATACCGGATACGACAGTTTATATCCTTTCACCAGTCTCAGCACATGTCTTGCCTCTGACTCTGCCTGTGCAGTTGTCTTTGCATACGAATAAATATAAACACCAAACGGAATCCCCAGTCTGGTACATTCATTTGCATTTCTCTTCCACTGCTTATCGTCCTGTGATGCGATATCATCGCCATAACCACATCTAAGGATAGCTCCGGCACAAGCAGATGCCTTAACCTTCTCCCAGTTGATTACTCCGTTATGATAGCTCACATCAATAATAAGTTTACTCATACCAGCCACCTTCTTTCAGTTCTGCTTTCTTCTGCTCGATCTCCGCAGCGTGTTCCTCTGCAAATTTCTCCATAGTTTCCAGTGATGTGCCCTCATTGTCTGAGATTTCCTTTACTGAAAGTCCGTAGGCAAAACTCTTAATAATTTCTTTTACCGTCTGTTCTGTCATGATATTCTCCTTTCTTGCACTGGTGCAATTCTATTTTTTCTTATATGTATTCCGATTCCACATTTCTGTCACGCGTTCCCAACCGCCAGTGCTTACTAAGTAGACAATAAATGCGGCAATGAATGATGCGAAAATGTAATACCACTCAATTACTATCTGATAATAGGTACACAAGACGATTACTGCTACTGGTGTCAGGATCAGTGATGTAGCCAGTGCGACTGCATTGGTCTGTACCCTTTTTAGACCCGGCATCTCTTTGATTACCTGCACGATCACGCTGACCAAGAAAGCCAGCACTCCAATTCCTGCCAAAATGCAACTCATGTACTGCATTAATATTTCAATGTTCATTTTTCATTCTCCTTTTCTCTTGATATGCAATTCATCAATTTCCCGTTTCATTTTTGTAACCATTCCATTTCCACCCAGTTCATGGTACGCATCATACATTTCGCAGAAATTCTGATACGCATATGACGGGATATCTCCTGCTTTCGTGTACTTTGCATGATATTCGATCAACTGGACACGGAGCAGAAGCATTGTTCCCTTGCTATTTGCATCCCGGTCTTTCTTTTGGTTTTTGAGAAGCCATACAATATAGCCGAGCAGGATTGGAAGGACAATGGTATAGGTTTGTAATAGTAGCTCTTTCATATTCCTCGCTTTCCTCTCTTTCATCCGATTGCAAATACCGGGCGAATCCCGTAAGTGCTTGTAGCCATATCACTGCTAGCATCGCCATATTGTGATATCAAGGTATATGTCTGTGAGCCTGCCACATTTCTCAACCAATAGTTTACACCAATCGCCTTCAATTCAGGGGCAAGCCGGAATAGTGCCAGCTGCTGTGTATCAGATGTCTGTCTATTATTGTTGTCAGTACAGATATATGTCCCATGAACCATCACTTCATTCATTATATCTACAGATGTATTTCCCCAGGATCCGTCGGAAAACATCCTATGTGATATCAGTATATTTTTAAATGTGTCCGGCAGTGAGTTAGCTATTTGGACTAATCGTGCAGCTTTCATCGACGAGTTCCTGTAGCCGCCCGCTGTGCTATTGCTCGTATTCATCTGTCCGCTCCCTAACACAGTATCCGGGACTATTAATATATGGGGTTTTTGTACTTTTTCTGATTCTGGATAACCTACATTTCGCCAATAATTTATGTCTGCTATCCTGTATTTGGTTCCGTTTATCTCCCAGTAGTCGCCGACGTACAGATTCCGAAAACTGCCCTTCCTGATTGCAATCATCTGTTCTTCTGTAATAGATTCGCCCAGGCACTTACCTCGAAAGACGTTCCGGTGCATTTCCGGTGAAAATCCAGCCATATATACGCTGACCGTCTGCTCTACCATCTCAGCGGTAGCCGCAAACTTTCCAGCATCTGCATCGTCCCGCACTGACTGGGCGATCTGTTGTGTCTCGTCCACCTTATCAAGAATCTTCTGCCATACTGTCGGCTCAGGATCGGATGGAGTGCCACCGCTCAAAGTTGCCGGCAGTGTAAAACTCTTGATATCGGTCGTGATAACCGTCTCACCCAATGTCCCAGACACGGATACCCCGACCCGACCAGGTGCGGCAAGAGCCTCTGTTGGCACGATACAGGTATCATCTTCCAGAAGTTTCGGATGATTTTCCCCGTCTGCTCCACGGAAGAAAGCCGTCTTTGTCATTCCATCCCATTCTTCCGAAAAGTCGAACTCTGCCCGTAAATACTCCCTCGTCCCTTCTGCTGTCTCAGGCGGCTCAAGATAGAGCCGCTGATTTACTACTTTGATTTTCATGCTTTTGTATACCCCATTGTCTTTCTCTCATCTACAAATATTTTTAAAATAATTTATATCTTGGCATTTCTTCTCCCCACAGCAGATGTCGAATCCAATCGTCAAGAACAACTGCAATGGCAGACAAAAGAAACCACAAAATCGAAAACGGAAGACAGATTTGCCCCAGCAGATTGAATGGCATATTGCTGTAATCCCATACATTCCAGCCAAGCAATAGATTTACGATGCAACCGCACACAAACTCCAATAATGTAATCACTGCCGACCCTATAACCATCTGTTTCGCAAGTGCCATGCTGCGATATTTTTCATTGATGCACCCAATCAAAAAGAACGCTACGCCACCAACAATAAACATTGTCCAGTGGGTTCGTCCTCGTGCAACAACCTCAAGTAGCATATAAATAAGGCCGCCAATCCCAAATAAAATCAGCGGTCTTATTCTCCTCATGATTTTTGAGCCAGCATTGCTTTCAGCGGCTCAGACTGATAATTGACCGGGATATCCATTCCATAGACAACTCGTTCAACCTCTTCTTTGTTTTTCAGTGATCGAATATAAATTCTCAGGTCACGAAAATAAGTAACATGCCATGTAACATATCCCATTGCTTTCGATGTAATCCTAGCCATGTCCTCATTGCTATAGAACTTGCAATGTTTGTCCTCATCAGACGTGTGCCACGGAATATTTTCTTCTCTTGCCATAACCTGTGCTTGCAGTCCAACGAGGCTTGTCTGGTCGTGTTCTGTCAACGTAAAATGTTCGGTACTTCCATCGGATAGAACAACATCAACCCCTTGTGCAATTAATGCCTGCTGCGTATCATTCATTTCAATTACTTTCGATTCTATCACTTCTTCAAGCGTTTCCGGCATAATTGGAACTGGTTCAGGCTCCTCATACACGCTCCCATCATTGGAAAGAATGTACCCATCATCAAACACCCGATACAATGTTGTGAAATCTTCGTATTTTCCGTAAACGTTTCCAGCATCATTAAGAAGATAAAAGCCGGAAAGATTCTGTTCACACCCTGTAATCTGTATCAGATTACTTGCAATCACAGACGCGAAGCCATTAACAAGATTCATTTTGTCCAAAAATAAGATATTCATGTGTGCCTCCTCACTATGATCTCGCAATCCATACACCGTGGAATTTATAGAAATCTCTCACTGCCGGCGTGGAGAAATAAATAACACCCGTAGTATCAACATATGACATTGCAGCGACTCCGTTCCCCCAACTCTGCGAACATCCTACGCACTGGATGTGCGTTGCTACAGTGGGTCTAAGCTCTGCTGGAATAGCCTCCGAATTGATGCCATACAAGTTGTTAGCAATTAATGTAGTTCCGCTTTTAGCATTGAGAGATACATTGAAATGTACCTCCCTGCCGATTTTGTAAGCCGAAAACGCAGATACGTTATAAAATGGCTGGATATGAAACATTGACTGTGCGTAGCTGACAGGGGTAATCATGTCATACAATTCCTTTACAGCTTTTGCATCAACAAAATATCCCTCTTCCGTGACAAGGCTCACTTCACTCAAGGATACAATCTTATTCGCATGGATATCATTCAATGCCTTTCTTTCTTCTATTATCTCTTTTGCTCCATAGACTGTTCCTTTTTGAGCATACGCAGTCAAATCTTCCAAAGAAATTGTCCCGTCAGTATTGATAGTCTGACGATATTTTCTTTGCGTATTTACGCTTGATAATATCTCATCTTTAAAGTCTAAAGATAATGGTGTATATTGCATCTCCTAACCCTCCTAACATTTTATCGCTGACTGAACTCGCCCCAGCACAATAGATAACCTCTGCTGCGTCAGCTTTTGTGTGGTATAGCCATTGTAAAAAGCAAGGCAGGAGCTTTCCAGTCTGTTCAAGTCTTCGTAGGACGGTGTTCTGCCGTTGTCTATCCACATTTTTTTATCCGTATCAGCAAAAGCAAACGTATCATTCATTAGCGATTCTAAATTATCCTCTAGGGAATTAAATTCGTCCGCATACGGAAAGTCTGCATAACTTGCTTTATCGCTCCCCATTTCTTTCATCGAAATATCAGCATATAGCGTTAGTGCAACTCCCTGTAGGTACGCTATATTGTTTTTGATTCGGTTGTAATCTTCGTAATTGAAGTAGTCGCTTTCAGACCAATCTGTTTTTGGCTCTTTCCACATTTCCTTTTCTCCTTGTTCTGAGTCCACCACTCAAAGCTCCGGCATCATATGAAATCTGAGACTCTTCAACCACAGCTTGCAGAGAGGAATCATATTTATTTTCCTGCCGGATCGTGTCTCCACAATCTATCGCTGGCTCCCCACGATAATCAAGTTCATATTCTATGCCGGACGAATAATAATCTCCAACCCATTCAGCAAGCTCTCTACTATGTTCCAGGTCGGAAATTAACGGGTTGTTCCATTCCTTATCATTACCACGGTTATTTACCGATTGAACGGTATAGGCTGTCGAAATGTTATATTTATACCCCCTAACCGATATGCTCACCTCTGCCCCAACAGAAACACCTGACAGGGCAATTTCCACATAATAAGCACCTGATGACACGATAGACGCTGACTGACCGCTTTTCCCGTTCTGAATACTTGCAACGTAGCCGTAACTCGGCTCAGAAACATAATAAATAGAGCTATTTCCGTCATAGGTAAATGTTTCAGAAACAAGCTCATCCAACGTATTGCCTTTTGAGTAAAGATATCTTGCAACCTTTATATTTTTTACTTTATCAAGCTGCGTACCTATAGGAGTAGAATACAAATCATCATACTCAATCTTATACGCCGTTTCGGATCCGATGGAGATATAATTTACATGGACTCTGCTATTCGATGGCATTTCCGTAAATTCGATTTCCATTTTGTCATACTCTTTGAAATCGTATTGAATCTCAAATTCCTGAACGATGCCGGAACTAATCACCAGTGTGTCATTCAATACATTGTCAGCGTACGTCCGTATAATAAACTTTTTCGGAAGAATATTTCCAAACTCAATAAAAAGTCCATAGGATTTATATTTTGCCTCAAGCGTCCGTGTAATAACTGGATTTCGCGTAAAGGTTCCGTCATCCTTACTGATTGCCGCACTCACGTATCCAGAGTTTAAAACACCAACTCTTTTTAGAAACAAGGATTTTCCATCCGCTTTCCATCCATTTTTTTCATATGTTGCAAAAACATCTTTTTCATTCTGAACATCGACACTGCTCACATCGGAATAGTAAGTTGTTCCATTGGAACTTGTTTCACATTCAGGGATGAATAATGAATGGATTCTGATTCGTCCATATCTGTCATAATCCAGTACGCAACGTCCGGCATTTGCAATGATCTGTAATGCCTCCTTGTGCGTTACGTTTGGAAGTGGATTGTGTACTTTTACTTTCTTCAAATACGTGTCTATGTCGTATTCGTCAGGCGTTATCCCAGCATCAGCAAACACTTGTTCAGCTAAATCATACAATGAAATTCCGTCCGTATAATATTCACCTTTGTGATACTCATCACTCATGAACTGCAATACATCTACAGCCTTAATGGTTGCTTGTTCGTCATCAGCACTCCATTCATGGACATATAAAGAATGCATCTGCATCCACTCAACACTCCCTGAGTCCAATTTATACCCCATCAAGACATTGATTTTCTGACCACTTTCTAAGAAGTTGATTTCAGATGCCGGATTGTCCACGTTGAAGATCTGATTATCATTATTAAGGGTTATTGAAAATTCTGATTGAGGAAGATCATCATTAATAGCAGACAAACTTGTTGTACTACTCGCCTCTTTAATCCATTCGTTGTCATATTCAAGTCCGAGTCCGAACTGAATATAATCAATTCTCACTCGGTTATTTGGGAAACGCATCTCTATGATCGACAATTCGATGGATTCCGTATTCTCAAATACGCTGTCCGTCTCAAATGTCGCATTTGCGTTATTATACTGGTTCACTTCACCACTATCGGTCATGATTGTAAATTTAGTTGGATAATTTTCTCCAAACCGAATTGTCAGACCTTTAATGTCTGACTTCCCACATCCGAACACAAATTTCACACTAAATGTTCCAGCAAAGAGATTCTTCGATGTAATTCCATCTTTTGAATAATCATTTTCACTTCTCGGAAGAAAGTACATTCCACCATCAGCTCGAAACATATTTTTTTCATAGGTCGCATATCTTTTCACGGTATGCTGACTGTATAGGGATGTTGGATCAGAAAAACCGTTATACTTCTCCTGATCCTGCAGCTCCGCAGACTGTTGAGCATCCTGATTAATCAATCCTAACTGGACTTTCATAAAAGATTGATTTCTAACAGGACGCTTCATTAAGTCTTTATATTCTTGTGAAGTCTGATACATTCATTACCACCCCGCATCAATAATGTTGACCTTGCAATTTATGTAAGACAGAACTCTCCCCTCAGAATCGATCTTGAAAACGTCTGCCGTCCTGTCCCCCGGATACATAGTCAGTGTTCGCCAGTTATTGTTTACCATGTCCCAAAACTGAACAGTGAAAAAATAATTTTTATCAAATTCTTTTAGCATATCGGACCATGTTTTCGCATCCAAGTACGGCCATTCAAGGTTGTTGATCTTGTAGTTATCTCTTCCAATTTTCTGACCAACAACCTTATTATTAGCATTTCGAGCAGCATTTACCGCTGTGGTAACTACCATATTGGGATACCGTTTCGGTGTTGGAAACGGCTTTCCATTTATCCGTATGAAATTAGATATATGCCTTGCTGCCATCTCCTACACCTCCTAAGTTGGCGAAAAAGAAAAGCCTGCATTATTGCGTGCTTTTGAAATCTGCTTATCAACTCTCTTACTATCCATATTTACACTCACGTTTTTCCTGAGTATTGCTTTCTGATATTCAATAACCTCTCTCAATAAAGCATTCGTCTCATCATTTGCACGCTCCACACCGGAACTTACAGACTCAACGATTTGGCTATTATTTGCTACCACATGGCGATTTCCAATGTTTCCGATATACTCAGAGCCGAATCCATTTTCATTTGCCACATAAATCTCACCATTGAGCGGCATTCCACCAGTCTTATATCCTTTGTATCCTCTTGCAGTCCAACCGCTATACAGACTTCCATACCTTGATACTGTATAACGGATAGATGCAAGCATATTGGATAACGGGTCATAAATATTGGAGTTGTATCCCTCTAACGCATTCGCTTTAAAGGTTGAATCAATCACCTGCATCAGACCCTTTGACGGAGTTCCTTTCTTTGCATTGGAATCCCAGTTATTAATTGCATAAGGATTTCCACCTGACTCATGTTGCATCTGTTTCAGCAATGCATTCAGATTGTCCTCTGAAAACTGCTTTGTCATCTGCAATGCCTTTTTTGCAAGTTCTCTCCACTGCTCAACTCCACCGGATGGCGAATAATCCATGCTTGTTCCACTGAACAGATCCTTGACTTTGGAAACCACTGAATCAAACAACTTATTAATGGATGTCTTTGCAATAGTAAGTCCGGGTTCTAACGCCCCCGTGAAGTCAGTAAACTTGTCGATAGCCAACTGAACCAACTTTTTAGGATGCGTTGCATAATCAAATACATTTCCGGTAAAGCTTTTGAATGACTCCCACGCACTACCTATAAGATCTCCAATACCACTCTTGAAGTGTGGCATACTCTGCATCTGCATAAGAGCTGCTGTCTTTCCAGCTGGAAGAACTTTTGTTCCCTTTGGCATAGGCAGTACCACATTGCGTCCCGTAGGAATAATTGTCTTTCCGTTCGGGAATTGAACCAGCTCACGATACGTGCTACCTGATTGGTCATTTACAACACCCAATGTATCATGAGCAACCCCGTTGGTTCCTGTTGCAAATGCTGGAATCAGGTCGCTGTCACCTCCAAGTTTTTTGTAAATCCAGTTCACAGCTTTCCGAACCGCATCCAACGCTCCCTTAATCGGCTTACTAATCCACCCCGCAACTTTTTCAAAGTATCCACCGATATTATCAAAAATTCTGGTGATGCCGCTATAAGCTTTTTGGAATGTTTCACTAAACCACTTTGTTATAGGTTTTACACTGTTGCGAATATCAGATATCCGATCGGAAAACCATGTTCCAATAAATTTAAATGGAGCTTCTGCAAGTGTTTTTGCATCAGAGAATTTCTTAGAAAACCAATTAGTTACCGGCTCAAAAACATATTGAATTCCCTGCCAAATTCCGGAAAAGAATCCATCTCCATCAGACCACGCCTGCTGAGCCACTCCCCATCCACTCTGAAATCTAGCTCCAACTTCTATCGCCGTATCTGTTGCTTCTTCCCTAATGTTCTTAAACGTTGTTGCAATACCTATGGCTGATGTAGGTGGAAATGAAATTTCTGGAAGCTCAACCTCTTCTCCAAACATCTTTTTGATTATTTCCTGTCCGAAACCTCTTGCAAAATCATTTGGCAAGTCAAGCAACGCATCGGATAATGCCAGAAAAAATTGAGCAAGATCCCATGTGAGTCCCGCCCAATCAATTCCGCAAATAAAATCCACAAGCTTTTGCCCTATAGTTTCAAAGGTCTCATCATCATCTAATGTGTTGATAAAGCTTGTCATTGACTCAAGTATGCCTTTTACAAAATTACTGAAAGTCTCTGCCGTAAGTCCCGCATCCCAATTTTCAAAAAAACCAGTTATGCTACTTGCCAAAGATGCACCCAAATTAGACCAGTCAAAATTTATATTGAATGCATTGGCGGCATGAAAAGCTGTATTTATAGAATTAGCAACGGTTCCTCCCAAATCATAAAAAAGCCTCGGTGAAATCAATCCGTTAAGGAATGTCGCCAAGTCTTTTCCAAAATTATCGGCCTTATGATAAACAGATTCCCACGGGATACCCTCCAAGGCGGAACTTAGTTTATCCCCAATGATCGCTCCGATTTCAGTGAAGTCAGACTTTGCTATAGCATCCTTAAACATATCAGCCAATTTATTCATCGAACTGGAAACTTCAATCGTTTCAAACATTTCAGACGGAGATGGTCCGCTCGAACTGCCGCCTGAACCGCTACTTCCGGACGAACCACTATTATCATTCGGCTGGACAACGTTCAGCTCATCAATTCCCAATGTATAGTTCTGTAAATCCTTAAGAGCTTTTTCAGCACTGTTAGCTGATTTCTTGGTTGCATCCAATCCAGATGCATAGTCTTTCCACGCCTTTTTGGCTTGTACGACATAGCCTTTCCCTGTGAGTGCTGCCATAAACTGGCCAACTGCATTCAAAGCACTTGCAATCATGTCAATGAATGTAGATATATATGGACCTACCACATTAATAATCGGGGCAAAAGCGACAGCCCATGCATTCTTCATGTAAAGAAGTGAGCTAACCATGCCAGAAATACTCTTGTTATACTCGGAACTATACTGAGTTAAGTTATCTGACCCTTCTTTGATTGCCTGTTTTATCTTGCTTATTAATCCAAAAATGGTTGAAAACATGATGGATGAACCAATCATTCTTCCAATCGACATTCCTCGCCGTGATTGCTTGGTATTCGTTGACCCCATTAATTCTTTTAGTGTTTTTATCGGATGTATAGCCTTACTCGCAACCGTCTTTGCATTTGCAATCGTCTTCGCCATCTTGTCGAAAGATTTTTTCACGGAATTAATCCATTTTCCGGCACCCTTAATATTACCGACAGCTCTTTTGAACCCGTTTGCAATCTTCGTGGCTCGGCTCATCGCAGCGGCAGCACGTTTAGCCTCTTCGGCTCCCATTTCAGCCTTTACACGCGTCCGCATCTGCCTATCATACTGCTTCTTTGCGGCTGTAACCCTTTCCAGTTCAAGAGCGACTCTATCGTACTCTGAATCTCCCTGTCCATATCCTTGAGTTCCAAGGTCTGAAAGATTTTGCTTCAACTGTTTTATTTTGTACTCAAGTGTATTAATTCCCTCTTGTGCAGTCTTCGTGTCAATAGATAACTCAGATTTCGCAGCATCACGCATTTCTTTATCATACTGCTTCTTTGCGGCTGCAACTTCTGCTAACTCTCTTGCAACAGCATCATATTCCGGGTCGTATTCTGTAAATCCCTTAGACGCTAATTCGCCAAGGGTTTCCTTTAATCGCTTTATTTGCTCATTGAATGTATTTGCTGTGCGAGAGTTCATGAAAGAATCAAGCTCATTCAACGACCTGCCAGCTTTCCATGCATTAACACCAAGCCCATCAACTACATCACTGAAATTTCTATACTGTGCAACTCCTTCGCCAAAGGTTGCTCTCATCGCCTCCGGGTCATATCCCATAGATTCTGCGGAAACCTGATGTGCTTTTTGCTCGGTCGGTGCAGTAGCTGGTGTTGATTCTTCACGTGTAATAGTAAAATCTTTTTCGCTTTCAGCATTTAACTTTCCAAGAGCCTCAGTTGCTGCATAGATGGCATTTTCATACTGGTTCATTTGCATAATTTTTTTGTACCAGTCTTTTCCACCTAATGTGTCTGTACCCTCCAGGGTAACCATATCGCTTACTGCTTGCTTGACACGGGTATACGCACGTTCATATTTTGAAATTTCACCCTGAAGCTCAATCGCTTCCATAGATGAAAAATCCGTTGTCACCATAGAATCCTTGAATTTCTTATTAAGATCATCAAGCGGTGCTGCCGGATACTTCAAGTCGCTTCTAGTAGCTTTCTGCTCGGCAGTTCTTCCGGTGCTGCGTTTGAGACTATTCGCAATCTCATTCGCCCTCTCAAGTCCAGACAAATCCATCTGAGCACCGAATAACTCAGCAAGAGATTTTCCAGTATCTTCAACCCCCTTAACAGATTTTGAAAGCTGGCTGGACTCTTCTTTTGCAGCTTTAATGCCGGTTGCGAGATTATTTACGCCCTCAATTACACTGTCATAAGCAGAATCTTCAAATCCCTTTGGTTTTTCATAGCCTTTGGAAGTGTCATAAAAATGCTTCATGGCATTGTCAAGCTGAGCAAACTGATCCTCAACACTTCCACTTTCTTTCAAGATACTCGGAAATTGGCTTTGCAGTGCTGAGTAATACTCATCCATAGGCGTTCCGCTACCTGTTGACATTTTCTTTTTTAATATCGGAGAACGTTCCTTATAGCTATCTCCAATGGATTTCACAGTTTCAGGGTTCAACTTAATCCTTCCTGACTTATTAATCCACTCATAGAGTCTTCTATATTCGTCAGCCGTCTCTTTTGCAATAGAACCGTTCTTCGCAGTAAGATTTCCCAACTTCTCAATATCTTCCGTAAAGCCTTTGTAAGGATTGCCGGAATTTGCCGCAAGCCCCTTGGCGATTTTTTTCGTAAGGGATTTTACCTGATTCTGAACGTCTGCACCCGCAAGATTTAGATTGAAATTCCTTATGAGATCATTTGCTAAATCCCTGCCAAGTTTTTTGGCGGACGCTTTCATGGCATCACCGGAAAGCAGTTTATCAAAATCAACGTTTTTGAAAGAAAATCCACCTTGAGCCATAATCATGACCTTTTCAAGTGAATTTGCTACTTTTTCAAGTTTTTTATCTAAGGCACCTAATGCCCGATTGGCACGACTTGCCTCTGCCTCAACGACTATTTCAAGTCTGTCAATTTCGTTTTCCACTGCTCTCACCTCGAGTCCGTATTGTTTGCCCTATTCGCCCATGCTGCGAAATTAGCTGCTGCTATTTGCGTATTTTGGTCAATGATCTCTTCCAGTTCGTCCTCTGTCAGCTCCTCCGAATGTTCATTTCCAACAATCATATGCTTTTCAGGGTATGATGCTTTTTTAGACAAGACACATCCAATCGCTTTCAGTACATAGAGTCCATTCATCCATGCAGATATATCCTGCATTACAGCTACTTCACGCTCACGATCTTCCTGCTGCTTCTTGTAGACGCTCAATGCTCTCGGAGTCATATTCCAAAATTCCGAGTAGCCAATTCCACATCTAGCAGCTATTGGCAGCCAATACTCATAAATGAACTGCGTATAGCTTTCCGCCTTAATTAATCTTCCTGCTTCTGATCCTTGCCGTCTTCTTTGTTCTTCTGAGTTTTCGGAGTTTCCGTCTGAGTCACTCCGAGCATTTTTTGGAAAAAATCGGATTCTGACACTGCCTCCGCAAAAGCATTTGTGATATCAACAATGTTTCCACCGCCAAGTACGTGCTGAGTAATCAGTCTCTCAGCCTCCTCACGATCGCAGTCTGCCGCCACACAAGTAAATCCCATTGCGATAAGTAAGAGCTGTTTCTTACGGAACGCATCAATGATTGAGAATCCCTGTTCTTCCATCTTTGCGTATTCTCCAAACTGCATTTCTTTTACTCTGTATTCTTTTCTGTTGATCGTTACCTTTACCATTTTTAACTCTCCTATTGACACTCCCCACAGATAAAGCATGGGAATTCTTGCTTCAACCACTACTGCATTGGCTGATACCATTCGGTATCTCAATGTCTTACACAGTGTCCACAAGCTAGATTATACTGTTCCCGTATGCCCTGCGGTGCAGTTCATATGTTCTATTGTTTTACGTTTACTATGCTGACTGCATTTGCAGTCCTTTATTCAGTCTTATATCCACATAGCTAAAGCAGGGGGCTTTACGACGCACTGGATAAAAAATAAGAGCCGCCACCAGGCGGCTCTAGCAAATTCCAATGTTAAACAGTATCAGCATATTAAGATGCGAATGCTGTGGCTGCCGCTTCTGATTCGATCGCAGAGTCTCTTACAATCGTAATGGTCATTTCACGTGCAGCGTTTACATCACCGCTGTTGACCTTTACGCTCAGAACTCCTGTCCAAGAGAACTGACCATCTTTACCATCAGCACCGAAATCCAGCTCAAACACCTGCTTCTTACCAGCTTTTGCGAGAACTGCCTTATGTGTTTCTTTCGTGTAGTTCGCTGTGAACTGCATATCGTCTGCACTGCGAACTCCTGGAATAGACGCTTCATCCTCATCGTCCAAATCGGTTACTGTAATTTTCTCAGGATCTCCACCGAGATCAGGGTAGTTCTTAATAGGACACAGCTTTGCAACCGTTGCACCAGTGTCACCACATTTCAGGACTGTATTAATCGTACTCAATGCTTTTACTTCTGCGTTTGCCATTTCTTCTTCCTTTCTACCGCTAACTATTGCGGTCAGCGAATGTCTCCTAGCGACATCCGGTAAAATACACATTAAAATAGGGAGTTTTACGCTCCCTTAGTTTCAAATTTCTTTATTTCATCCACCGATGCAACAAGTCTGTTAAATCTCGCCACAGTACGATAAATGTTTGTGTCTGATGCATTTTCAACGGGTTTTGGACCGTATGACCGAGCATACCCCATTTTTCTCATAGCATCGCAACATTGATTTATGATATTTTTTGATTCGGTAATGTTCTTATTGGAATAGCACTGAATTTCCATCACCGATTTTACAGCATTCTCTGAATTATCAAGATCCATGCAAGCATCCGTGTTGTCAATTTGCACGACTGATACTGCCGGAAATGATGGTGGTGACTTGCTGGAATAAATGGATACATTTTTACAAGTTTCTGCCACATATGTTTTTATATTGGTCAGAACCCTATTAGATGCGTCAATCACTTCCAAACACCTCCTTTGCAATACGGCTTATCACGCCCATATTTCTTAACTGTTGTCCAGTCTCATACATGAATGGACGGGAAATCATGCCGTTTGTCCAGTGCCATTCTCCGTCTTTAAAGTAGTACCAGCCAGCTTCGCCATGGCTATTCACATCATACTTCCATCCCGCCATGGACTTGTTGGGATGAGGCGACTTCTCCCCTACTACTCCCGTTCCAAACTCAACATACGCAGCCCACGGGCAATCAGTATAAATAACATATGTCGCACCATTGTAGATGATATCTCCCTGTTCAAGCTGCAAGCTGTTTAAAAGCTCTCCTGTATAAACAGCATCCTTGCCGGATATTTTTATGCGGGCGATCGCTATACCTTCCTCTGCAAGCCTGTAAGCGAACTCTTCACAATTCTCCTGTATCCGGTTGTTATATAGCCGAACCTTTCGACCAAGCCCTCTGAAATCTTTCGCTGACAGTCCCACTGTGTACTTAGGCATTCTTTTTCCTCGCTTTCAGTGCGACAACGACGCCGTTCAAGCCGTCTGCGATACCAGCAACAGTGTAGTCAGCCGATTCACCGTCAGTGGTTCCATCTGCATTCACATCCGGTCTGCTTTTCCAAATAAGAGACTCTTCTGTAATCGGAAGATTTTCTACTGTGGACAACGTTCTTGTATAGTCAAGGTTCGTTCCAAACACATCTGCATACGCAGTTCCACGGCTTGCTGACAATGAAGCATAAAAAGATACAGGAGAACTGTAACCACTGTCGCAATCTCCTGTATCGTCACCATTTTCATCCAAAATATGTACGTCTTTGACGTAATTTGCATACCATAATTTCTGTGTATTTCTTTTCAAGTTTCTCAATACGCTACCCTCCACCTAAAATGCGTATATGTCCCTGCGACCTTTCCGGCAGTCACCGTATTGGTCACGCACAATCTTCTGCAACTTAACCCTGTTGCCGGGAGATAATCGGATCACCTATACCTTTCTCAAACCACTGTGCATATAGCAACAACTCCTTCAAGGTACGTGCTTCGCTGAACCCATGTCCTAGTTCCAGTGTTATCATTATGGGAACTTTCCCCCTCAGCACCAATCTGATTATAGTCGTACAGTGCAAGATTACGAATATTGGAGTAATACCGCTTCATATCCTTTTCTATCATCTCATCGCTGTATCCGTCGGGATAATTTCTTATCCTTTTTACCTCTCGATAGGCATTTTTGATCTTGGAATTAAGAGCCAACAAATCAGCACTTTCCGATATGCACAATTCCTCGATCAATTCTTCACTTATTTCATATACTAAGCTGTCCATGCAATCACCTATTTCTTTGGTGGTCGTCCTGCCCTCTGTTTCTCATCTGCCGCTCCACTTCTTTTTGTCTCGGAATCAGTGGCTTTCTGAACCACCCGTTTCCATCCACTTAACGCAAATGCGGAGGCCTGAATTTCAGACCCCACGCTCATCTTAACTCCATTTTTTTCAAATGTGATAATCATTATCTCTTACTCCTTAGTCTGCTGGGTTCTGGCAAACACCGATAGCATCTTTCTTCTGATTCAGAACAAAAGCATCGTAGCGAACACGTCCTTCTACGAGGCTACCAGAAATCCCCGGTGCATCCTCATGAATCTTGTACTCAGCAAGTTTAATTGGTGATGGCATAACCACTGGGTTAGTGATTACAAAGTTTGTTTTCTCAGGGAAGTAAGATGCAGGAGCTTTGATAATAAGAACTCCATCAACTTCACCTACAAGTCCCGTGATAGAAAGTTTTGTAGCCATATCGCCTTTCTTTGTAAATGCTTCGTCAAGTTTCAGCATATTGTAGTAACCCGGAGTTACGATACAAACTCTTCCGCCTGTCGGCACTTTAGCATTGTCAAGAATCTCCTGCACAGCAAGGAACTTCTCATATGCGTTAGCTTTTGTCACAGCAACGTCTTTAACAACGTGTGATACGTCTGCTCCTGCAACCAGTTTTGCGATACGGTATGTATCAATCTCAGGAATAATAACCTCGTCAATCTGACGTCTCAGTGCAGCAGCCGCAGCCATTGTTCCCATTGTGTCATCTTCACTCTTCTTGTCGATTGTGAATGTGAAGGCTCTGTCTTTGGAAAGAACCATCTCCTGAACTTCATTCTCAAGCTCTGCCGGTGTTCCGTATCTGTTAGCTCCGTCTGTTTTGTAGTCTCCCATTGTTGCAGTCGGTACAGAAAATACCTTTACTGTGGAAACTCCAACCCAGTCATATGCGTAGTTTACAAGTGCAGATGTGAGTGCGCCAACTTTAAATCTTTCATCCACGATCTGTGAATACTTCTCAGCGTAATTAACAGCCATTTCAATTCTCCTTTTCTAACTTTTTGAAATCAGCGAACACATCTTTATGTGCCCGGTATATACTAGGAAGATTAACCGTTGAATCCTTTCAGGAATAAATCAGTCTCTTCATCTTCGCCCTGTCCGGCATTTACTGGCGGTCTACTCTTGAGCCATTCTGTCTCAGCCTCTTTGATAGAAGCATCCTTGAACTTTGCCATGTTCTCTGTCACTTTCTCCATATCATTGTCAAGCTCCGCCCTGGCCGTATCCTTCGCCATGTCAGCAGACATTCCAAGTGCAAGATAGCGTTTCTCTGCCTTTGTCATATTAACTTCATCTTCAAGCCCTTTGACATATCTCTTCCGCTCTTCTTCTGCCTCGCGTTTAGCCTCTTCTTCCTGTTCCTCCGCAGTCTGTTTAGCCTTTAACTGTTTTCTGTAGTTGGCGGCTTCTGAGGATGCCTTATTGTAGTCATTCTGCAACTTTGCACTGTTGGCTCTTTCCTGTGCTAACTGCGCCATCAGTTCTTCTACAGTAGGCTCTTTCTCTTCCGGTGTGTTATCCGGATCCTGATTCTGCTGTCCCTGTCCTTCAAGGGTTTTGTTTTCTTCCATAATTATCATGTTCCTTTCTTTCGCGTTTAGAGTTCTCTCTCATAGTTACGTTTCGCGATTATAGACTTCTCTGTCTTTCGCGTTTGATAAGGCACTTCTCTGTGCCATGTGTGTGTGAAAATCAGCTATGTGCTATAGCTGTAATTTCTAAAAATAAATTACCGTGCATCTGCAATTTACAATCTGATTCGCACTTGCACCAAGTGATGTATCTTTTGGATATAGCATCCACGAATCCCCAACATGGAAAGCTTTATTAATCGGGATATATTTCCCGTTCACATCAATGTGGTCGATCCTAGTGGCCTCATCAATGATTGCTTCCCATCGTTTCATTGTCTTTCTGGCATTCACAGCTTCCATGTGTCTAGCGTGGTTTATCACCGTGTTTACTTCGTTTTCAGCCATAAACCTCGCTCTATCCAATGAATAGTAATAAGGTTCATTCTTGTGCCGATTAGTGCTGTCTACAACATCGTATGAAAAGCTCTTAACATACGTTTTAAGGTAATCATCGACTTCAACGTACTTCCTAAGCACTTCCATGTAATCATCTTCCATGCACTGCCTAATAGGCTCGTAATTGGTATTATTCGCTTGCTCTATCGTAAACAGCCATATCATTGTTGTGATAAACACTTCTTCAAGTTCTTTAGCCATCTGAATCCTTTCAGATTTTTCTTCTTCCGGAAGATTCATTTCTCTGAAATACATTTCAAACGGCATACTGCGTTCATTTTGGACAAGAGTGTTTAATTCATCAAATCTAAGATTCTTGAACATCGTCACCACCACCATCATTGGTACTCATTCCGTCTAAAATCGGTGAATTGCCCGTTTGATCGGACAGGTCAGCCATCTCCTTTTTCTGTGGTTGCTGCTGAGTATCTTTCTTTATAAGCGATTTCTGATACTGTTCAATCGTTTTTCGACTGTCAGCCCATGCCTGTGCCACATCTGGGAATAAATCAACCTGCTCCATAGCGACACGTCCATGCACTCCGGAATTAATCATTGCAACCATTGAATTAACCTTTGTAGCAAGATCATAAGTCTTGTTCCTGATGAATTTTGGCTTAACATCAGAAAACTTTAATTCCCGAAGCGGACTGTCATATGGTATATCGTTTGTTTTTTGAATTGCAATCAGTTCAAGTTCTACAATCTCCGCTTTTCCTCGGCGTAAAATCTGTTCTTCCTTGCAAGCACTGTTTTCAGCAGCACTCCAACCAGAAGACATATTCATTGCAGATCCAGTAGAGCCGCCACCGGGATCTGTCTGAATTGGGACGTAAGCCTTTTGTAAAATCATGTTACGCTTGCTTACGATATTTTCTTGCACGCCCTGATAATCAAATGTGCTTGAAACAGCCTTTAACATTGGCGTTCCACCATTCCCACTCTGCGGTGCGATAATCCATTGCCCTCCAATAGGAGACTGAGTTTTACCATCACTATCTTTCGGCAAGTCGAATCCTGTACCAAAAAATACTTCCTGAGTTGTCTGTGCTACGCTGTTGGCGAAATCAGACACCTCTACGTTCAGTGCGTTCATATCAGAAATCTGCCGTTCAAAGCATCCCATTCTGTCCGTTGCCCGGTTAAACTCCACAATCGGGATCTTGCCGAACGGATTTGCCTCTCCGCTTCTCCCCATAAATGACCACGGATTTTCAGGCTTATTTCCATTTATAATTTCTCGCATATCTTTAATCTCATAGCGAGTATCCGGCGTGAACACTGTATAGTACACCGTTCCGTCCTTCGTCCTGCGGAAAGTAACACCAGCAATCTTTTCTTGTAACGCTGAATTTCTGTAGATGCAGAACGTAAACAAGGGATTTAGCGTTGCAAGATCAAATGGAGCTAAACCATCATAAACCTTTTTGATATCAACGAACTGATAACCAATTCCGTTAATTTCAACAAATCTGCCAAGCTCCTGATCTTTTGAAAAAGCATATTCTGAATCATTCAGCTCATTCAACATGGAAATCGCATCATCCTGTGAATCATTCTGTTTATCTGTAGATTTGCTCAAATCCTTATTTCCACGTTGCACATAGGTGATTGGCTGCCCCCAAACATATCCGAGCTTAAACTCGGTAATTTGGTTTGCGAGATTATCTTGCACTCTAATATCAACGTCCTTGCGGATCGTTTTCTTTCTCACAAGTGGCTGAATACCTTTTTCGTACCGCATCAAGGTAACCATATTGTTTGCATTTTCCATGTGGACAAGCATCGCTTCTTCCAACACCTGAAAGATATTTTCTTTTGTAATCTTTTCCACATCCGTATAAATCCGACGTCTGCCGGTAAATTCCGGGTATGTAAATACTTTATTGTCCTCAGACACCGAATCCCACCTACCTTTACGCAAAAAGAAAAAGCCTCACGCGACATTATCACGCAAGACTTTCTCTAATGAACGAATTACAATTTCTTCGATTATAAGTATAGCACTCTTAATTGTGAATTGTGTGAAACCTTATCGGGAAACATATTTTGACAACCTCTTTGATACAGTAGAACGCTCCATACACATTATTTCTGCAATCTCCTGTTGACACAACCCGTCCTTTGTGTACTCAAGAATCGCCTTGTCCTCTATGTCTTTGCAATTTGCTATCACATTGTCAATCGCAAGTTCCAGCTCATTCAGATACCGAATGTCTGATTGGATCTGCTCTTCAATTATTCGGCAATCTTCTTCCCATTTCTTCATCTGTTGCTGCTCATACTCCGTACACCCAGTAATAGTAAATCCTCTTGCTTCATACGGGAACTGCGGATTTGACCCATAAACCTTTCCCGAATAACAAGATGGACGCTTTTCTATGTACCGTTCAAGCTTTTTCTTATCCTTTTCAAGAAGGATTCCAAGTAACTTATAATTTGCGATATCTCTTCTCGTAATTTCCATTCTCTGTATCCTCCTTAAATTGGACTTTGTATAATTTGTGCCGCCCTAACGAAACCAGTTGTAACAAATAATGCAAAACTCGCCAATCCGTCCGGCACATCATCGTGTGGATTCTTCCCACGCACTGAATAACTCAACAGAAATCCCATCATTCTTCCGTAATCATCTTTCGGTTTATAATGTTCACTATCCCTAAAGAGGACGTGCTTCTTTACCCAATCTGCATTGACAATAATCTTTGTTTCCTTATTAGATTCCGTGTACTTTGTGGTTATGTTGCAGGCACCGCCTTTTTGCTCAACAAGCTTACTTACTTCAAGTGCTACACGGTCCCCACCATTGTTTGACTCGAACTGACACTGTTGCATTTTAGTATTAACTATCAAATCCGATGTCCGCTCATACTGGATTCCGTAATTGGAATTATCATCACAAACACAGTCTGTAAGATAAAAGTCGTTTCCGTACTGCAACATACAAGGCAAAAACAAATAGTCAGTACCTTTATTTTTCGTATCGCAGATGCCCCATACAGCGTCAGGCTCAGTAACCGGCAACGTAATGAATCTCCGCAATTCTTCATCTGTATACAGGAGTCCTTCACGTTCGATAGGTTCATTCTTATACAGACACTTGTAGGTGATCTCATCCATTGTGAGTTCCTGGTCATGGAAAAACTCAACGCTGAAACCATTGTACTTGTAATCGAAATTCGACTCCCCAGTGATAGGGTCTATGTCCGGTATGGCAATAAATCTTGCCCTGTCATTTCCATCGTAAATATCAATTAGTCGCCCAATGACATCATGCACGGACCATCTCGTAGCAATATGGATTTCTTTGCAGCCATCCATTTTTCTCTGTTTGGCGTCAGTACCGTAGATTCTCCAAAGCTTGTCCAGAATATTTTTATTCAATGCTTCTTCGATACCACCAATCAAATCATCACAATACAGATATCTATTTGCACGGACTTTACCGGCATTCTTACTTCCAACAGATGTACACTGGATATTTGAGAACGGTTTGTATTTATTGAAATTTATGGTTTCTCTCTTGGCATTTGTGCTATGAAATTTCACGTCTGGGAAAATCTCTTGCCAGCAATATTCATCTGAGTTCGTTGTAATATCCATAACCCCGTCATAGAACATTCTGGTAATATCTCCACTGTGTGAGAAAAACAAACTGAAATCATCCGGGTGTCTTCCGATTATCCATGAACAGAAAAACTTTTCAAGAGTGGTGTTATGCGTAATGATATAATCATCTGTAATATATAAATGACTTTCATCATCAATGTAAATGCATTGGCACTCTTCTTCACCGATGTATTCTATCTCTGATATGAATCTCTTCATAACTTTTCTTTTTGGAGTATACTTTTCAGCTTTTCTTGTCAGAGAAAATATACTATCCATGCCAGAGGTAAATTGTATGATAATCTCAAAATAATCATTGCATTGTTTATACTTACCATTTTTCTTATATCCGGCTTTACGTTTGTTTTTACTTGCATAACCTCCAAGAGAATGAACAAGTTCGCATACATCATTTGCAAGATGTTCTGAAATTGTAGCGTATGTACAATAAGATTTTGAAGCAGATCCGTCTGTATCCATAAGACCTCTCAAAAGCCACAATCTCTGCTCATAACTTCCATATAGATAATCTTTCGGTATGAATTTATCTATACTCTTCTTTCCGAATAATCCGAGCCTATCAAGTTCTTTTCTGACTAAGCTTCCAACTTTTGCATTATCGCCTTCATGTCCACTAACAAAATATGTACATCTCTCTTTATATTTCAAGCTATATCCATCAGGTAAAAAACTGTCAAATCTATCCAACAATTCTTTGTCTACAGAGCTTAGCAAAACACTACCACCAGTTAATCCGCCATCTCCGATAAGTGCACCGACAACATACGGGTGCAGGGAAAATTCTTTTTTCTCAAAACAATCGATCTTAGGAACATAATCTATTGAATAATTTTTTCTCTTTCCATTCTCCAACTTGTAATTTTTAAGCATTTCAGACAGCTCTACTGTCCTGTATTTTTCGCTACCATCTTTATTCTTTCGTCTGCGATCATCTCTTGTTTGTACCGTCCATAAGTGATTATCCGAACATCTCGTCTTGGAACCATCATCGAAGGTCACCTCATACATCTTTCGCTTCTTTCTTGGTGAGATACTAAGTACGGTTGCTACTTTTCCTGTTCCAGAAATTACCTTTGTACCTACTTTGACGTCCCCCATTTGTATAAATCCATTTGGCGTCAATATCTTTGAATATAAAGGTTGACACTTCTGCGTTCCCGGTGGCATGGAAATTGAAAGGATGTCAAGTTTGTCATCCTCAAGATCCTGCATTGCCTGAATCAATCCATGCTTATTCAGTTGTTTCCTTTTCGGGGAGTAGAAGCGATCCTGTTCTAATCGTTTTCGCTCAAGATAAAGTAGATAGCTGTCAAACAAATGAGGTGCCTCAAACTTTAAAGCTTGCCAGTACAAGGTTTCAAACCGCACATCCTGATTCTTTATCAGTAATCTCTGAGCCGATAACTTAACCGCCTTTGAGAGTTTCAGGCAGTATTGCAGATAGTCATGATTATCCTCATACATATTCAGGCACAACTGCATAATATTATCCCATGTACTATATTTATTTGTATCCTGCATTTTCAATGCGTTTGCTAATCTCTTATACTCTCTAAACTCCATGTTTCTCCCTAAATCAAAAAAGAGCCAATATCTGCAATTTCTCACAAATATCGGCTCTGGCTCTTAGGCTCTGGCACTAATTATTCTTTAATTTCAACAATTCCATTCTGATCAATGATTTTAATTTCAGCTCCCCAGTAAGACTTCACATATGATTGCATCCCAGAAATAATATTTCTAAGTTTTTCATTTTCAATCAATAAAGAACTCATGTCATCTTCAAGATTGGCAATTTTCCTTTTAAGTTTCTTCTTTCCCATGAATCTTCCCATCCTTAATCACTGGATAATACGCTTTCTTACAGTGTTTACACCATATCGGTGCATTCTCAATATTGGAATTCTTTTCTACCCTCTGACCAGTCTTATGACCAGCCGGGCAGTAATACCAACCATTAACGATCATGTTATTCCTCTGTATGACAGGTGTTCTCAATCTTTCCATACACATCTTCATACAGCTCCTGTTTGTCCCCGTTGTATGTGTACTCAGCATAGATACCATCACCGCTGATATCAGTTGAAGCAAGGCATTTGTAGTTCTGCAAAGTCTTACAACTCCATACCACAAAAACATTGCTTAAGTCAATCGGTGTTTCTGGTCTGTTCTTCCGATACCATTCAACAAGTTTCTTCTTTGCTACACTCTGAAAGTGATTCATTCCTGTAATATTCATGATTAATCCTCCTCATAAATAATATCCAGCCCGTAAGCAACAGCAGCAGCATGTTCAATCTTACATCCTCTTGCATTCTCCCAGCCTTTACAGAAGTACGCTGCATGGCACAGAGACATATTCTCTAAGGACTTAGCAAGGAAACATAGTGGAATCTGTACTACGCCACGTTCTTTCATGGATTCGTTGCTGTACCACTCATCTGTGAAAAGAGTATTCACAACCTCATATCCTTTTTCTTCAAGAACCTTAATTGTTTTCTCTCTTGTTGCTACAATTTCTGCATCCGTCTTTCCGGCCATTGGCTGACTTAACATTGCTTTCATCATGATTAATCCTCCTGTTCCCATCCATCTTGAATCATTTTAGGTTTATACACATGTTCCGTATATCCTTGTCCATTGCAAAGGTCGCATTCTACATCGTAATACTCGTAATCATCGCAACATTCCCAGTACTGAGCTTTATTGCGCTTCTTTGTGATTTTTCCAGTCCCACTACACTTTGGACATTTATGGATTTTATTTCCCTGCATTTCTTTTTGCAATTCTGCTAAAGTTGTATTCTCTCCATAAGTCTTGCACAGCCTTACAACATCACATATCTTCATCGCATTCTCCTCGTTCTTCCATAAGTCAACAATCGAAAGTGGTATATGATAATACGGTTGCCATTCTTCAACAGTTTCCTTTGCACCCTCGATTGTTTTGCATATCCATACCGGTATTCCGTTCAATGCATTGACTACTGCATATTGGCAATCCGGATATTTATTCCTAGCATTATCAAGTGTTAATGTATTAGCATTGCATGAGATATTATTTCGACTGCATCTCACTAAATCGAAGATTTTTGCTAAATTCATAAATCGCCTCCGCTGTTATCGGTTCTCTGCCAATGAAAGAACCATCACCACAATAAGCACTGAATGTAATATTGCCAACAGTTACATTCGAGAAAAGAGAAAATGGTATCACTCCAAGTTGTGTTACTTCAAATTTCGGGATAAATTCATCCATTCCACATCCGCATACTGAATGAAATTCTAGGAATCCAGTTACTTTCTGTCCTCTTTTCTCAACATAAGCTTTTAACGGATTAGGTACTTTAGTTATTATTTTTGCTACTCCGCAAACATCCAGTCTTCCGCAAGCATGTCTGCCTGACTTGCAAGCCATCCCATCTGTACTCCTGATGTTCCGACAAATGCAATAGCCATGTTTCCGATAGCATCATGTTCACAGTTTACAATTTCTCCATCTGCTGTTTTGTAAGAAATGCCAGTGGCAAGCTGAATGTACTGCTCCTTTCCATTCCAACCTTCACGAGCTACTTTACGTCCTTTCTTTAATTGCTTAATAGCTTCACTGAAAGAAAAAGTTGCTTCACCACCAAGTGCCGGACAGTTCGTGTCATCCGCAAAAATCCATTCATCGGAGCAAATATTGGTAAATGTATAATCTACACACTCGGTTCTACGAACATCAATGTCCTTACCATCTTTTGTATGTATCAGAATTGACTGCACCGGAATGCACCAAAACCAATATCCCGCCCATGATGGAAGTTTCACTTTCGCTCCGTGTTTCATTGCTTCAAATGCTTCTTTAAATGTCATCGTTCATCCTCCTTTTTTCTAAACTGGCATGGCAGGAATCAAACCCGCAACACTTCGGTTAACAGCCGAATGCTCTACCGTTGAGCTACATGCCATTAGCCGACAGACCAGTAATCACCTGTCGCTGCTACGGTTCTATTGTTGCATAACGAATTAGTAAAAATCCACTTTTCCGGATAACTCCGCAGCTAAAAATCCGGCTTTCACATCTTCAAACATGATTAGGGTTTCCCCTTATTCATCAAGGTAGAAGCCATATTCTGCCAGTGTGATGATAAGTCTGAGCGTCCGGGGGCGACCCTTTGCTTCTTACCACGGTCTAAGCACGCACTGGATTGATGCCAGTAAATTTCACGGTTCTTTCAGATTATGTTTTGCTAAACACTGCCATACCGCTACTTTAACGAATTTCTTGTGTTATACTCTGATTTCTCGGATTCAAGGCAAATCAGCTTACTTGAGATTTCCGGTTAGTCCGTAGTCTCTCACACTACTCACATCACCGGATTATTCTTGCACCGCAAGCGTCTATTCTACGCTGACCACAAGGATTCTGCATTTAACTTCTCTATGATGATACACTGCAAAGCATTGTTGACGGTTTCCGTCTCCACCAATGAAATCACTTCCACTGGAAAGAATCAGTTAATCCAGTATCCCGAATTAACCTATCTCGCTATCATTGCATCTCAGCAGGATTGAAAAATCCATCTGCACTGAGTTAATCATGTTTGAACAGACCGAATAGGGATCGAACCTATAATTGCGGTTTTGGAGACCGCTGTTTTGCCAATTAAACTATCGACCTACAAGGTAATGGGGAATCGAACCCCAACATACGGAGTCAAAGTCCGTTGCTCTACCGTTGAGCTATTACCCGATAAAATTACTGCATTCGGAATCGAACCGAAACCTATTAGCCATTCGCTAATCATTCTGCCGCTTAAACTATACAGTACACTGGAAAATCACTATGAAAGAAAAGGGTCTCCAGGAAATTCCACTCCCCGGAGAGAGCTACCGCCCGGAGTCGAACCGGGAACCTGTTGATCCGTAGTCAACTGCTCTATCCGATTGAGCTATGATAGCATATTGCTGTTTTTAAAATGCGATAGTATAAGGAGCGTCATGTCATGACATAAAGCATTCTGAGAACAGCAAAACTCAGAAATGGCGGATGTCGGAATTGAACCGACTTTTCAAGGTTATGAGCCTTGCGTGGTAACCGTTTCACTAATCTGCAACGCCGTATGGAGGAGTCGAACCTCCAAGTCGTTTCCGACTGAATGCTTAGCAAGCATTTCCAATACCATTATGGGAATACGGCATACTGACTGGGTGAATCGCCATTCAATTACTCTCTGTACCGCAAAGAACCCAGTCACTCATACATATAAAAAGGAAGTCCCAGTGTTGCCACACACTGGAATTGGTGGAGTAGGATTTGAACCCACGTAGTCACATGGACACCTAATTTACAGTTAGATCGCTTTACCCACTTGCATATCCACCAGCAACCGCCATCTGACAGTTAGCAGCAATATTTATCGTGCTGTGCGTTGCACTATGCGGTTATTTAAGTATCGTATCGTCTTACCGCCAACCTACACGCCGCTCTTTTGTTCCTCAAGCAGTAGTTGGAGATTTTAAAGTCTTTACTGACTATTTGTTATCGGTTACTACCGTATCCGCTCCCTGAACAGTAACCCATCCGAATTTGTTTCTGGCTTCGGCTTCTTTCATTCTGATAAGCTCATCAGTGATTGATTCACTGACAATTTTGTTCGACTCTGCCTCTGCCTTTGCTTTCGTAATCTCAATTTCTGCATCAGCCTCCGCCTGTAATTTTTCAGTCTCTTTCTGGACCTTGATTTTCTGCTGTTCAGCCTCTGCCTGCTGTTTTTCCTGTAATGCAGTTACCCTGCTATCAATAGATGCTTTAAGTTTCTTGTCTGGGTGTACATCAATAATTGACGCATCAAGGACTTCAATTCCATAGCTCTTGCTAAATTCTTTGTTCAGATATTCTGTAATTTCAGTGTTAAGCTGCGATCTATTGCCGGAATAGATATCCATCATAGAATAATCAGTTGTCACTTCGGAAATTTTTGATTTCAGGACAGTTTTTACACGACTTTCTACAATGTCATCTCCATCCATTCCGCGAAACCTTTTGTATGTATCAACTACGGTATCCGGATTGTATCTGTATGACATCTGAAAACTCACAGAGATGCTTGCGTCATCAGATGTGGCAACCTTAAAAGAGTCATCACCCTTACTACCCTCACGCTTATCCTTTGACATTACGAGAATCTCATTACTTGTGGAAAACTGTTTTACTTTTTTAAACGGGGATACGAAATTCAGTCCAGGAGAAAGTGTTTCTTTCTGAACTCCGTCTTTGTAGTTGTATACAATTCCAACTTTTCCTGTGTCAATAAATTTGCAAGATCTGACTGTGAAAATTCCACCTGTAATTGCTACTGCCGCAATAATTCCAATAAGTACGCCCTTTTTCATTCTTCCTTGTTCTCCTTTTCAATTTCCTTCTTTATCCTTGCTTCATCTCTTTTCATGCTGAGATAAACCTTATTTCCTATCCATGCAACTGCGATTGCGATTATGCTAAATGCAAGCACGGACAGAAGAAATATTACCCACATTTCTTCTTCCTCCTCATTCTGAAACCATGATATTTTCTCCAGTTGTTTGAACCGAACAATACTTTCCAAGCAAATGTCTTTTTCAAAGGTTCTGCATCAAAGCTAAAAGAAACTTTGAACTCATTGGCAATTTCCCCTTCACCAACTTTTATGTCGGCATCAGCAACCAGTTCTTTGGAAATATCATGAATCAAGTCATCCTGAATCAAACTTCCTTGCATATAAAATTCTCCTGTAGGTAGCATATCGCCATATGCATACTTGCTTTCATCTTTCTCGCCCATCAGATAATCCTCCAAAAAGCTTTCACATCCTCCAATCGAAACATAGCTTGCACAGATCCATTATCATAAAAACAGATGATGCCCAGTTCCGTATCTATCGAACACGTAACACACCTAACGTGACACGCTCCTTTTTTGTTTCGACTAAATACGTCGGAGTGATGGGACGTATATCTCCGTAAATTGTGTTATTCATATCCACCCCACTAAATTGCGTTTACGCTTTGGAACGCCTTAATCATCTTCGGGAACTGAATGGCGAACCAGTCAACGATCGTTTCTTCGTGTCCGAACTGCTTATAATGCTCATAATTGGCTTGCAAACCACTTTCAGCGAGGAAAGCGTGAATGATTTCGTGTCGCAACCGCTTTCTCATCAACCCATCAAAATCACCAACCTCATTGACGTTATCATCCCTGATTTTAATTTCTCTTGACGTATAATCGCAGTAGCCGTCGATATCTTTATCTTTGAATGACTCCCTAATCACTCTATATTCGGTTCCAAGAATATTTACTGTTGTCATTCGTTATCCTTTCAAAACGTATCCTACAGACACTTAATAATTAAACTGATAACCGTTACGATCACCATCACGAATGTAACCATGACGGTAAATCCGAACAGGGTAAAGAGTATTTCCTCTCCCTTTTTGTATTCCTTTTTCACAGAAATTCTTAGCTGATCTGTAACGCCTAGCGTCCTAACATACATCCTTGACGTTATCAGAAGTGCAAAGCTGATGACGACTAATATCATCGTAATTTTAATTAACATATCCATCCTCCAAAAGAGCCTTTTTGTTTTTGGTCGTTATTTTTCGGGGTGAGGCTGTGCCGGGTGTACCATCCACTACAACCCCTGCCGGGGGATCTCCAGCAACAAGCAATGCTAAAATGCAAGCGGTGCATCAGCAACCCGAACATATGTATCTATACGATAAATAACCATTTTCAGTATAGATTATGCACTATATTTTGTATGCTATTTTGAACAAACACAATATATTGTTATTTAATTTTAGTTTAGCATTATGTGCTACACGCTTGTTAAAATAAGTCAACCGGATCATCTGTATCCGCATCACCTGGAAGTGCTTTGGGATCTGCTCCGATGTCGGCAGCGATTTGTTCAATACTCTTTTTCGCTCCAGTAATCTGTTCATGCTCTACTGCTTTTGTCTCCGCCATTCCGTAAGCAGCTTTTGCAATGAATATTTTGTTCGCATCTGTCCCCTTGGAATTTCCCAAATTGTCGACCAAAAAACCTTTGCAAATATTCAACCATTTTTTGACCGTGTCGGAGTGTTCAGCTGTCCGATATCTCCCATTAAGCCAAGTATTAAACGTTGTTCTGTCGATATCCACTAAAAAGCTAAATGCTTCCAGTGTTGGATTAACTGCATATTTACTACACAGTCTTACATACACACTAAATATATTATCTAATGCTTTTATGTCTGCATTATCTGGCTTAGATATACGGTCTGAAATATAAAATAACATATCCACAAAGTTGTCTTTTACGATCTTTTTACTTTCCTGATCCACATGCTCTAACTCTAATTCATTTTTGATATATTCATCGGCGTAATAATTAATGTCATGTCTATATATCTCTATTCCAGCAGATGTAATATCTGTATTGTCTTTCATTTTTGTTCACCTCCAAACTGTAAAAGTATAATAAAAAAGACCGCTCCCCATTATGCAGTAACGTATATCTGCTATACGGGTCACGGTCTCTAAGGACTACCAAGAATTGTATATATTATAATCTGGCTATATACTGCCTATTCACTTTGCTTGGTTAATATATTAATCTAATATTTTGCAGGTGTCAACCCCAATCAAAAAAGTTGTGCATCCGCTTGCGAAATGCACAAGATATAATATATATTCTTTTCTTCTCTTCTCTATTCTATTCTTATCTGGGTTACCGAGTGGTATACCAACCGGTATACCAAGATGTTTTTTAATTGATCTGGAATCATAAAAAAGACAGCCCCGGAAGGCTGCCAGAACTACTCGCACACATCAAGATAAACTCTGTGTCCGTTCTGCTCCTTGTCAACTGCAAAGAAGCAAGGCTTTTCTTTTCCCTGTAGTACCTCGTCGATGCTATAATTCCAACCCCACGAAGATTCAACAGCAAGCTCCCCGGTTGCAGTCTCGTAGATTTTGAAATATTTATTTTCCGGCAGCGACACTCTGATTCTGTCGCTGCACGTTGCTCGATAGTGTTCACCGCCGTAAGTATATACGGATCTTTTTTCGTCTCCAAGTACGCCGAAATTTTCATATATTTCAATTTTTTTCATTTTCTCACCCCCTTGTCTCTTCAAAAGTGCCGTCATCGAAGAAAAACACTTGCCGGTGCAACGTCTGTTCCCAGTCATCACCCGTGGAATTTCCAAACGGGTCACGGCTCTTTCTCGGCACTGTTCTTTCGAGCTGGACTTCTCCAGCTCCGCCTTCTCTATCGTCCCTGACCACTTCCCAGCCTAACAGCTGGAGTTCTTTTACTCTATCTTCTCCTGTCATTTTCTTTTCCTCCTTTTATTCCTCATATTTTGAATCAATCAAAGCCAGTTGCTCGTCATAATATTTCCGAGCAACTGAACATCTTAATTCATAGTTACTGCCGTGTGAAGGATAGCCTTCTTCCCGGCACTCTTCCGCGATCTCCTCGCACTCCTCAAGATATGCTTTTTCAATCTCGCATATCTCTTTTATATCTTCTTTTTTGTAAAATCCCGCCTCTTCGAGATTTTTCCAAAGTTCCTCTATTTTCATTTCTGTTTCTCCTCTCTGGAATCTGTTTTTCTGTTCCTTACAAGTATTATTATACATTATATTTCATGTAGTTGTCAATATCTTTTTACATCTTTTTGCATGTATTTTATTTTATTCTATTTACATTTTATTTCGTGTTTTCTTCTTCTACATATTTAATAATGTTCCCCGGTTGCATATCCAACAACATACATATGTTATTTAATGCCTTAGCTCCAACCGGTTTTCCGTCTCTTAAATACTGTATTGCGCTTTCATTTAAAAGCTTTTCTTTCCTTAATCTGGTTGTATTATATCCGGCGTCTTTCAGTGTTTCCAGCACATCTATTTTATAAGCTATCATTTTTCTGCACCTCCATTATTTTGATTAAATTATACATGATTTTTATTGTAAAGTCAATTACATGTTTTTTAGTGTAAAGTGCACAATTATTGTATTATTTACTACATGATATTTCATGCATTATATCAATTGCAATTACATCATATTTCGTGTATTATATAACCATAGAAACGAGGACAGAAAAAATCCCGCCCCGGAGGTAACGAGGACAGAAAGAGGTAGAAAATGAAAAAGTATTTTTTGAAAAAATACTATAGTTTTAAATTCCAGCTTAACCGGCTGGAAAGAAAAGAATTAAAAAAGGAACTGGGAGAACTCGAGTTCTCCGGCTGTACTTTTGCAGCCACAGACAGAATCAAATCCGTACTCTATGAATTAGGGTACAGAGTCGAAACGAGAGGACGCTTAGCGTTCTCGGAAAAATTCTTTGAGGAGGTGTAGGCATGAAATACCTTTTTGAAGAAAAGAAAACAAAAAAGGTTGTAGAGCTGGAAAGAGACAGCATCACAGCCGGGCAAATGAAAGAAATCAGCCGTGACGGCTTCCGGCTGATCGGAATAGGCGGTGGGGAAGAAATCACCCAAACAGGGGGCTACTGTACCGCCATCGGTCAGCAGCACTTTGACGGGCTGACCCTCGACTATCTGGTGGCAGGCTACACCCTGACTGCTGCCACTGAATCTGTCAGAGTATTTGAAAAAGACGGCCGGACGGTGACCGTTGAAAGAATTTAAGGAGGAAACAAAATGGAAGCATATATAAAAATATTAGTCAAAAACTTTGATTTTGAAAGCCCAGAGGATTTCCGGGCAGAATTAAGAAAAAACCGGATCGAGGTTATAGAATGGCTCCGGTGGAGAGCAGACGGCGGCAAGATGAAAAACGAAATTACAGCCGCCGGACTTGCACAAGCTTGCAAAGAGCTTTTAAATCGCATTTAGTCGAAACGCCTCCGGGCGTCTACAGGAACCGCCCCACCTGTACCGATGAGACAGGGCAACGAAAGGAGATAGAACACATGAAAAATTATATAACAATTGTGGAGAAAACAAGTAAAAACCTTAGAAGCCATGTGATAATTCACAACGGTTTTCATTATTTCGCTGAAATGGACACCGCGGAGCAATTAGAAAGATTTTCTAAAATGCTCGGATTCACTTACAAGCTGGAAGAAGTGAGCAAATCAGAACAGCATGGAGAATATAGACGTTTTAGCATGTCGCACACTATAGAAGACCGATGCGACGGCGGATTTTGGAAGCTTTCAGACATTCCAGAGAATGCAAAGCCGTTTAAAGCTCTTTCAAATGGATCTATCGTTAATTGCTTTTTCCTAAATAATGGCGAAACAATACACATATATAGACCAAACCCAAATGCAAAAGAAGTATATAAACCGCTCGCTCTTAAAGAACGCATTAAATTTGTGAAAAATAATTATTTATGTTAACCACCGCCGACAGCGTACCGGGGAGCATTGCCCCGGAGCGGTTTTATAAAAAATATGAAAGGAGGTACAGCCATGAAAAAAATCATATTGACCGATACGGAAGCACGCCGGTTGTGTCAGTTAATCCAGTTAACAGCCGGATGCAGACAAGAAAGCCTGCAGAGCTGGCAGAAAAGCGATCTCGATTCTGCCAGTGAAGTAGTGCAGCTACTCGAAGACATAGAAAGAGTAGCCGAAAAGATTAGAAAGGAATTAGCCGGATAATTTCCGGCTTTTTCCAGTACAAAAAACGGACGGGAGGGGACGAAAACGCAAATGAAAATCACAGAAAAAGAATGGCTGAACCTGTGCCAGTCAGTCAAAAACGAAAAGTGTGACTGTATACACTGGGACGATGCCCCGGTCACGTCTCGATCCGGCGGTATATCCCACTTGCAGCACATACTGACGAGATCAGCCAAGCAGGTCGGAGCGGTTCAGCTAACCTGCATACTTGTTAGGGACGGCGAGAATATACCGCTATCAGATATTCAGATCACGGACCCAGCGGAGTTGTTGCAGCATATTCCGCACCGGGCAGAGGTTAATATTCTGTAAAAATAAAGCCAGCATCGACTTTCCGGTATTGGCGTTTACTCGTATCATTGCTAATTTTATCGCTTGTTTGATACTCTTTCAGGTCTGCACCGTTAGCGATTTGATAAGAATGTCGAAGTTCGTGAGCTATTGCAAAGAACAGCTCAGGCGATACGGTCATATCATTTCGGATCAGTATCGCATCCGGTGTTAATGCCGCTATTTGTGTGCTGGTCCGCATCCGATCAGCAGACACGAATTTAATAGCAGGGACGGATATATCCAATATATCGCAGATCTCCTGAGCGAATTTGATGCAGATTTGCTTTTTATCCATGTTCCTAATCTCCTTTTATGAGTGTATAATATCATGGATCGGACAAAAATGGAATTGAATTTATATTTTAATCGTGATATGCTAAATACGATTATAAGCTTGTATTTGACGGTTTAAGGCATTTTATTTAATAGGCGAGCAAATTATCAAATATGCTTAAAAGGCATCAAATTCAGTCGCATACGAACGCACAGCGATATCACGGCTCATTATTATAGTATTATTCACACGGCAAAATCGCATCAAAAAAGGACGCTGAAATTGACTCATTTTTCAGCATCCAGATTTTAGACCTCCTGAAAAAGTACCGACATCTTTTTTGCGGAAACTCTTCCGGGAGATTTTCTTGCCCTAAAAACGCCCTAAAAACGCCACCCTTCGGACTTTTGGAACGCAATAGATTGGACAGAGCTTTTTAATTCTCCGCTATACTTTTCCTATAATCATTTCTTTCTTGCATCAACTGCTCAATATTGGATTTTACTCCACGCTTTGCATCTGAAACCCTCATGTGAATTTGTTTCTGCTTTCTCCTGCAATAATCACTGCAAAGATTTGTTGCAACATCAGAATGAAACTGTTTTCCGCAGTATACACAGATTTTAAGACTATTCTTTCGTTTCTCTATCTTTTTATCATATTGACCTGATTCTATATTATACCTCTGCTTATGATCTCTCTGCCATTCCAATACCGCCTCACGTTGGCATTCATCTGAGCAATATTTTTGACGACCGGAATTTACTACATATTCCACACCACACCATTCACATTTTGCGACACTCCCGATCGGTCTTGCAGTTCCTTTCTCTCTGTGTCTCTTTTCGGCATCCCTTTTCCTTATGACCCTACAGTTCGGGCAGTAAAACGCCCTTGGTCCACCACTAAACTCGGCTCCACACATCTTGCACGTCCTGATTCTCATTACGTCAGACTTTCTTTTTTTTGCACATTCGTCACAGTACAATTTATCGAGATCGCCATAGAAAGCCTTACCACAGTCAATGCAAGCTCTTTTTGTCCTATTCTTCATTAAAAATAGACACCTACCATTCTTCTTCGTCAATCAACCCAAATATCTTTTTATCCTTTCGGAAGTCCTCTTTAAGTAGTCACTCTTTTCTCCTGATTCATTCGCATTATCGCAATAGTACGATATCTCTTTCAGCATATGCCGCCTGTTATCATCCTTTTCCTGATCCACGTCCAATTCTTCGCCCATGAGTCCGGCGATAAGCAAATTAACCTTTAACTTATAATCATCATCCATCATAGCATCTTTAATTAAAACTGTCACATTTCGCATTTTTGTACCTCCATTTTAAAACACTCCTTAACCTATATATACTACATCACATTGATTCCCGATAGTCAAGCGTTTTCACGAAAAAGCAGATGACCGCTTATCAATCATCTGCCTCAGTACACTTTATTCCACTATTCCAGTTCTAATGTCTATCCCCTGTCTACGCAGTCACTCATCCGGTTCTTCCTTTAAATACGTTGTTACAGCCTCATACGCAGGAGTCCTGAATCTTCTCACCGCATCTATTGGCGGCCTTGTCTTTTCAAGACGCTTATAATGCGTTTGGAAATTATTATCCATTTCAGCTGGACAGCTTCTTTCTTCTGTACTTCGTTTCACGAAAAATCACTCCATTCTTCCGATGCAAGCCAATCTTCATATCCTGTATGTCCCTCGTAGCACATTTCCTGTGCTATACAATCGGAGCAGCATCTTGTTATTTTGCACAGCATATCAGCCAATTCCTTGTCTGTTGCTTTCTTTATGCGGTCGGCATTTGTCATTTTCTCAGTCATTTCATAACGCCTCCAACTCTTTTTCATACTCTGATTTTTTCTGTTTCATCCAGTCACACAACTCTTTCTGGAATCGGACTGACTGTCCGTAATTGTAAGGGAATGAACTGGATACGCACAATCCGTCCCCGCTTTCCTTCTCTTTAATTAAAATCCTAAGACTTTCAATGTCTCTTTCCAATTCTTTTGCCTTATCTAAAATGTCTTTAGTCATTACCTGCCCCTCTCCTTTTCCACTAATTCAAATCTGTATTTCTGCTGCACGTCCGGATATTTTACATGATCGACCTCGCTCACAAACATTCCATAAGGTCTGCACCAAATTGCTCCGTCCTCACATTCGTATACTACATAGAATTGTCCCGGTGCTTCTGTATCCTGGCTGACTGCGATCACTTTAACCGTATGCCCTTTGAAATGTCTGTAGATCTTACCAATCTCAACTTTCCTGTCGTTATCTACTGGAACTTTTCTCTTGAAATGCTTCTCGCATTCCGCAAGATCGCAGTTGCCGTAATTCAATGGATTTTCATCACTCCAACGTCCAATATCTGCTTCTTCTACATGGATGTGCTGGTTTATCATCCCATCTAAACCGAAACTGATTTCCGCAACAACCTCACTCGCATCAATATCTCCCTCAACGTCCACCAAATATCCGCTTACTTTAAATATCTTTGCCATTGCTATTCTCCTTATCTTCTAACAGTTCAGGATCGTCATAGATATTGCCAATAACTTCCCAATCCTCACTTACCCAACACTCCATCAATTCTGTATTCCCATCAGATATTCCTCTAACACAAGATGATGGATTTTTGTGTGTATAAATCATAAAAGAACAATTCACAAAAATAATCTCTGCGTAATAGTTGTATTCTTCATCATGACAGAATGGATATTGAAATCCTCTTAATATATCTCCCTCAAAGATTTTCTTTCCGTTCTTGTCGGTCAGTCCTGTGTACTGGCAAATCGTATCCGGTTTAACATCCGCAAAATCAATTGCATTAATATCCCATTCATCACAAGCCGTTCCTTTGTATTCATTAATCACCAAACCACCTACAAAAACGTGCCTAGGTTTTGGGTAGCCATCATCAAACAGATATCCCTCTACCCATTCGCCATCGTCTATTTTCTTCGCTCTAAAAAGAATCTCTCTATTCATTTATTCCACCGCCTTTCACGATCTCGATCGCAGTTGCAATTCCACTCGCATATCCTTTTGCCGAATCGAACTGCAACGGATTTTCTCTTGCACAACGAGCTTTCTCTTTATCAGCAAGTTGTAATTCTTTTTCCAACTGCTCCACAATCCTATGGATCGTCTTGCGTGTGCTCCATGCGTCGATTGCTTCTTCTATCGAGTTGTATCTCCTCTGGATTCTTCCAATGCATTTTGTATCGATACATCCTACAACATAATGCACCGTACCCATGTATTTTCCGTTAAAAACTAATCTTTTTGTTGCTCTTACTTCAGCTTTTCCACCGCAGAATGGACACGGAAGTAATTCAATCTCGCTCATCTTCTGGCTGTTGTAGTTCTTCACTTTGCTTAATGTCTGAATGATTTCACTCATACTATCCCTCCTAAATTTCAGTTTAGTCAATTGCAACGTCATACCATGTTCGCACCCACCTTGCCACATTAAGCCTAAATTCGTCATCTTCCAGCAGCTTTTTAACATGGTTATAACAATCAATCGGTCTATGCACAATATAATCATAATTTGATGTTGGAATGGTCTCTCCTTCTGTGAATACAGGGATGCTCATTCTATAAAATCTCTTTCTCCTGTCTTTTTCGTCATATTGTTCATATACCAAAACACCGTTTCGCAAACAGTATTCAGATATGTTTTTCTTTGTCATTTTCATTCTTATTCACCTCGTATCTGCCTCGCATTGCTTAGCACCGGATTTCACAATCTCAATACATTTACATATTCTTTGGTATTCATTAATGCCATGTGCTGGTGTTCCGTCAATCAGTTCCATGTCTTTGAAATCTTCCAACATATCAACAACCTTGTCCACGTCATAGGCTGTTGGCTGTTCTTTTAGCATATCTTCAATATCGGGAATACAAAACTCGTAGCCTCTCCCTAGATACTTTGCAATTTCACCACTCGTAATCTTGTCAGCATCAATCAATCTCATTATCTTCCGCTCCTTAACATACAAAAAAGTAATTCTGTCATAGATTTTTTTCTTAGTCCCATTCTGCAAGGCTTTACTACCTTTAATTCCCACCCCGTCACATTCGCATCGCCTATCGGCGTTAGATTCTGAAATTCATCCTCCAGCTCTTTCATGCATGGAACTGCTACCATAATTCCCCAATATTTAGATGATTCCGGGTTGCATTGGTGTAAGTGTTCATCAAACTTACCGTTTTGCAAATCTGGTATCAAATCTTTGTAGCATTCCATTGTAGTTACTATATAGTTCTTTTCACCGTAGAAATTCAATCCATTACAGCTGTAAACATCTTCCTTACAACTTTTGATTTCGTAGCAAGTAAATATTCCTTTTTCTATCCCGGATATGGATATTTGATTTACGGGCGAAAACTGCATATAATCCACACGTTTTGCCTTGGATGTCCACGGGTCAATGCTCACTTCTTTTGCATAATGTTTTCCAAAGACGTTTAGTTTTGTACGTTCAAGAATATGTGACAGAAAAAGTGTAGTTTCCTTTCTATTCATCTTCATCACTCTCCTTCGTACGGCTCTGGTAGTGGCATCCAGGCAATAATTACTCTTGTTGAATACTCATAAATCCCTTCAAAAATACCATTTCCTGCATATCTTAATTCTGTTACTGTGCCATCTGAAAATTGTGCTATTACATTCATTGCATTCTCCGGCAGCCTCTCACTGCATGGAATCCATCCCTGATTCCCTAACTCGCCAACCTCTTCTGCCAGTTCATCCAGTTTTGCATGAATAAATTCTGATGGAACTCTCGTCAGCGTCCTGATATCTTCCTGTATTTCTTTCAATGTTCTTTTTCTGCTCATCAATCATTCCTCCTTATCACTATCTGAATCCCAAGCTCTTCTCTGATCTGCCCGATAAAATCATCCCATGTTGCAAGATCATCTACGATACACTCTGCCTTAAGATTCATCCTTTCTATAAATCGTTGACACCTTTTCGCACCAAAATCAAATTCATCATGCAAGGTAGCCACTGAAAGAGTCAGCATAGTATCAAGAGTCATCTCTTTTATTTTGGTGCAAGCCTTATTCAACTCTTTCTTGCTCATTGCTGTATTAATTCCCTTCGCTCCACGAAATTTAATCTCTTCCCGTAAAGCATCCACCCCGTCTTCCTCTACGATTTTCAGCGCCAACTGCAAACCGTCATTCCTGCCGGATGCGTATTCGTCAATCTTTCCCATGTTTACACCTCTTCCTCCGCCGGAAACTGGAAGATAAAACCAGATGCAAGCAATTCTTTTGCAATTTCCATATCCACAAGCGTATCTCCCTTTGGAATAATACGTCTGTTGTATTCCGCTGTTGCATAATGCTTTCTGCACATCTCCATAGCCTTGATTGCTTTCTCTTCGGTGGAATAGCTTGCAAAACTACCATATACGTTATCTAGCGTCCATACAGATATTGTTTTCCCTTTTCTTTCCAAATCTGCATTTTCGTAAGGAACGTCAATCGCTCCATCCTGACTAATGATTCTCATAACTAACTCCACCTTTCGTATCCCATGCACAGATATCGCAATCCTCAGGACATACATTTGCCTTTATTGCTCTTTTGCACATCTCTATTTTCAATTTCCTATCATCCTCAATGTCCTTGATGAATCCGAGTTTCCTCAGGATTTTATGAATCAGTGATTCTTTTTTCACTTTATCTCCTTCTTTCTTCTTGCCATAACCATGTGCTTTCCGCTTTTCTGCAATTCACCATAAATCGAATCGTAGATTGCCGATATCCCAATGTTTCTCGACAGACTCTCAAAATAAATTGTATCCGTCTTTTCCCATGTTCTTGTTGGTGCGTGGTAAAATCTTCCGTCTGCTGTCTCTACCATCGTCTGTTCCTCACATGCTGTAGGTATGTAGAATTTCACGCATATACCTCGTACACCTGATTCAGTGCATCTGATTTTGTCACCGATATCAAACCTTCTCATTTTTCTCTTCCTCTGTGATACTTCACTTTATTGTTTTTGATTGCATCCCATACAATCTTTTTTAATTCTTCATCGGTAATCGCCATTACTTTCCCATGTTCCAATCTTCTTTCTTCAACAAGATATATACTGCTACTCACCTTGTCCAAATCAAGTATTGCGATATCTTCCGGATGCATAAACAAAATACGTTTATTTGACGTCTCTATTTTTAGCCTGGCTTCTTCAAGCGCTCTTATAAAGTCTTTACCATTCATCTTTTCTTTCCTTTTCAACCAACAGTTATAACTGCTGGATTTACAACGCCGTCACCGTCATATTCATATTCCTTGTTGTGCCATTTCCTTAGAAATTCTCCGTATTCCCAACATTGAGAAAGAATACTGACAGCTACTCCATACATAAATCCTGTGATTCCCTCTTTATCAGCTTCATAGCTCAGCTGCTTTGCATTATCAACAATAACCTTTCATTTCATCATCTTCTGATGCTTTTATCTTCTCTTCCATCATTCCTGCCCATCTTTCAGCATATGTAAAACACGCTCTACCGTATGGATTACTGTTTTTTTCATACCAGTCTTTATATTCCTGTTCTTTGCCTTTTACAATTTTCATCTTCATTCTCCTTCACATAATACGGGCATTCTACCGCATATTCGTAGCTGTCTATATCATCGCTCTGAATATTGCATTGGTCTTTTATCTGACATTCCAAACAACACGCATTCTGTCCATACAAGCAATAATTCTTGCATCCCATTTACTGTTCCTCTCCATATTTGAATTCGCACTTAATCTGTCTAGCTGAAACAATCATATTCACGAAATCAGCTGCATGGTTAATCTCGATATTTGCTGGCATTCCACAGGCATCAAACATCTTAATTACATAACAATCGTCCATTAATTCCAGCACATCAGCAAAATTGTTATCCTCATCTGGGAAACCGTCCAAAATATCTCTGATTTCATCTTCGATGTTTGACAGTAATGAAATCATCGGAACATTGACTGTCCTCTGAGGAATTACAAGTCTTCTGGTTGCATCTCCACAAGTCAGAAGTAGCTCATATTCGCACTCGTAATATCCTTCTGTCAGATAAGCATTTTCCGGGAATTCATCCGTCACTGTCGGTCTATTCTTGCTGCTCTCCTGGATATCATACGGAACATAATAGTCAATCACATTCTTCCCTTCTATCGTTTCTAGACTAAAGACGGTATGCTCTTTTTCTAACAATGTGACGTTCTCTCGGAATCTGTCGAATTCCACTGTATTGCCTTTCTCAGCATCAACCTTAAAGAATGATTCGAATTCTCCGGTATCAACATTCTTTCTGCCGATTATACTCGCATAAATGTCCGGAATTGCTGTTCCTCTGCATTTGAGTTCAAGTTTATTTGGTAACACCAAACCTTTCGCTTCTAAATCTTCTCTTGCTATTCCTGTTAATTTCATAATTCGTGTCCTTCTTTCCATTTCTTCTCACTAAATTCATCCGGTTCCATATATGTATTTCCATCACACTCAATAACTCCACGTCCGTATCTATAAGCACATGACCTACAGAGCGGTCGGAATGCAACAAGCCCTTTATCTTTTCCTTTGGTGATACGGAATGTTGCTGTGTATGGCATAATCTTGATTCCTGGAACATGAGATTTCATATCCCGTCCACAACACCAACATTTATACTCATGTCCATTCAATTCATGGATTTCTTTACTGTAATCTTTCAAAATCCCACCATACCGAAAAGGCTTATCTCTCAGTGTATTTTTTCCTTTCATGCGATTTCTCCTTTTCTTCATCAATCCTCGCAATTCATTACAATCGTAATTACTTTTACAAGCACTTTCTGAATCTGATCGTAAATGTGGTGGTCATCACTGTCAAAGTGTGAACACAGCCTTGCATTTTCTTTTCCTCTGTCATAGCACTCTTCCATAAACTCAAAGCAGTAAATATCATCTTCCTCAATGATTTCTCCGTTCTCTCTCCACTCATAAAGAATACGTCCTTCTACCATTTCGTTTACGATATCGTCAGAACACTTTCCACCGTTCAGATGCTTAATGCAGCAATCAATATATCCTAACTTGTCACAATATCTATATTCTTTTGCAGTTCCCTCTGTATAACATCGGAAAGACTCTTTTATCTGCTCTTCAAAATCTTCCGGTAGATTGAAAATATCTACTTCAATACCTCTCGGCAATTTAACTTCGTAACTTCTCATAATTCGTTCCTTTCTCCCTATCTAATTTCCGATATATACCTGTCTACTAATTCCCCATTTACATATTTATTGGTTATTTCAACTCTTATCGAATCACCCTCTTGACTATCTGCAAAACTCGGTCCATTCATTCCACCGCTCGCATAATCGCCTTCTTCATAAGTCATGCCATCATATTCAACTTTTATTTCCCACTCCCATCGCGGGCAAATAGCGAACCATTTCTGCATATCTATGTAAGTGATGGTTGCATCCACATCTTCGTAGGTATATGTGATTTCTTCTTGTGGCTCACGGTTATTGTCTGAAACTTCGTCAGAACAACCGACCAAGAAAATGCAAATCAGAATTAAGCATAATATTTTCTTCATTTCCTAACCTCTTCTCCTTAAAAAAGCGTAAAAAAATACCAACCACCGAATACTGATGGTTGGCAGATGAATTATTTGATTTTTAAAAATACTTCCATTCCTAGCTGTTCATCTATTCCTGGTTTTCCATTTTGAATCTTGCTCAATAAATCATTTAACATTTCTTTTAACTGACTTACATTTGTTGCCAAATATGCATCATTTCTAACATTGCTTATTTCGTAAACTCTTCCTGAACTTATTTGCTCAAGTTTAGATTGAATGTTCAGCAATTCCTCTTCATACTCTTCCGAAATTTTATAGTCCAGTTTCTTACCGCTCATAGAAGTTCTCCTTATCTCATCCAGTTTGCTTTCCACCCGTGCAACTCTGCTATCTTTCCGAACTCCTCTTTGCGTTCGTTTGGAATTATATTGGCATATCTTCCCATATATACATAGCATTCATTCGAAGAATAATTGATTGTAACATTCTTTACTTGATATTCTCCAGGATCTTTCCAAATCGGATCTTCAATAGAGTCTCCAACACGTGGTATTATTTCTGAATCATACCCTTTCTCCCAATTGCTCGGAAAATCTTCTCCTTCGATTAATACCGTTTGACTAATAATTACTTTCATTGGCATTTCCTCCTGTATACTTTATACGGAAATTATACCATTCCAACCATCAATATTCAATTGTCAAGGTGCTGGTAGCTGCTATTTTTAGCTGCTACTCTATTTCTCTTTGTACTTCTTCAAAATCTCTGTAATTGCTTTCATGTGTTCCGCTACTTCCGGCAGATCTTCATCACTGATTTTTCCAATGCAATCATTTCTTTTCAATTCGGTTAACTCAAATATTCCGTCCTGAATATCTCGAAATGTCTTAGCAAGAAAAGTTTCTCTCGCAGCTTCATTATCGCACTCATAAAATACTTCTCTTTTGTCATGCTCTCCAAACTTATCCGTAAAGAACTTGGTTCGCTTTGGAGTGATTCTCGTGATTTTTGCCGGATAAATCATTTTGTGTCGGAATGAAGAATTCCATCCATAGCTTACTTCCCTTGCAACTCCAACCACATCTCCGACTTTCAATGTGTCTTTGTCTATCTCTTTTAATTTAATGTTCATCAATTCTCATCCTTTCCGCAATCGCTTCGATCACATTTACAGTAACTCCATTTCCGGCTTGCTTGTACAACTGACTGTCAGAATTTACAAACGCAGCTTTTTCAAAATAATCATCCGTCCACCCTTGCAGTCTGAAACATTCTTTCGGAGTCAATCGCCGGATTGCTATGTAGCATTGATATTTTTCATACCAGACAGCATATACGGTCAGTTCTTCCGACACTTGTACGAAAATCCCTTGATTGCAACTGGTATCAAGCGTATTTGCTATGTCATGCCCTACTCTACCTCTTCTCGTTTTACTTCCTGGTACAGCCAAATTTACGCTATCAACACCAACTCTGCATTCCGAATATCCTTGTTTTGTCGCTTCTGTTACTTTTACTGCAAGCTGATTATCTTTATTGACGGTGGACAATGTATTCACTACTCCATCATCTCTGACTTCGCTTTCGAGGAATTCATGTCTGGAGATTTTGATGTTTCCAGCTTCATAATCTTTGCGGATTTCTTTTCCGTAATCACTACGAACATTCCGTAGTACTCCGATCGGCTCTATTCCTACTCCATGTCTATCCTGTCCCGTAAGCGTAAACATTGGTTCTCCGTCTTCCTTGAATCTCCGTCCGTTCTGACGTTTTTCTGCCCTATCTGGTGTTAATACCGGAATAGCAATTCCGCTATCTTGCCCTGCGTGGTTCGATGCTCCTTTGTGATATCTTGCCTTCAGGCATCGTGCCTGCTCCGTCATCTTCGAGCCTTCATAACACAAGTCAATGAAGCATGGCAAGGCACCATGTTGCCTTCCGCCGCCTTGACAAGTGCTTAATGCTTCTGTGATTCCATCTTGTGCAAATACCTGCGTATTTCTTCTGTAACCGTCCCTGTGACCTATTATTTGAATACTATTTTCTCCGTCTGCTCTTTCGACAGGAAATACTTTTGCGGTACTTCTCCCTCTAAGATGTCCGATAATGAAACACCTTTCTCTGTTCTGTGGCACTCCGAAATCTTTGGAGTTGAGCACCTGCCATTCTGCATCATACCCTGCTTGTTCCATTTCAATGAGCAGTCTGGCGAAATCCCATCCTCCATTAACACTAAGCAGATTCTTAACGTTCTCAATGAAAAGGTAAGTGGGTTTATTTTCTTCTTCGAGTTGTCCGATAAGGTACATAACTCTGAAAAACAGGCTTGAACGGTTTCCTTGAAATCCAAGTTGCTTTCCTGCAACTGAGATGTCTTGGCAGTTGTGTACGATTGCCCCGTTTGCAACGTATGATTCATCTTCTTCAACACTAATGTTATACACTGTTCCAAAATCCATAGATTCTGTTGGCTGATGCAGTTCTCTGCAAACATATCTTCCACGATAATGTCCTCTAATTGATCTTTTAGAGATTCTGAAAGTATAAGTATCTCTTTGTCTGCATTCTCGTCCTTGTATGATGCATTTTTCATTTCTTCTAGTGTAGTAGACAGCTGGCACAGGCTTTCCAAGTCGCTGTGCAATAATGCACATACCAAGAATGAGTGCTGCACTTGTGGATGTTGCTTCTTCTCTGTCCTTTCTTCCGTCTCCAGACATATATCCATCGTAGAAATACTTTGCTTTTTCTCTTGATAAGCACAACGCTTCTCTCGGTATCCGTTTCCCATGTGCGTACTTTCCGAATTTTTCAAGGTATTCGTATAATTCGTTATTGCACACATGATATTTTCCACAAGTACGTTCTTTTGTGTAAGTTCCATGTAATTTTGCTTCTTCGAGTCTTCGCTCAAACTCTGCTCTTTTATCATTGCTGACCGCAAAAACGATTCTTCCACCGCTTGGTCTATCTTTTCTTCTAACTCTCCACCCATCAGCAAGATATCGTCCGATAATCCACCATACTTCTTTGCCGTATTCATTGGATTCTTCATCAGGCAAAACCATTGTGGAGTACCAACTGTCATCAATCTGTTTGACTTCTCTAAATTCCATTGGAATACCTGGTTTAGTGACATAATACGGATGCTCCGCTGTGGTTCTTGTTGGCAAGATTCCGAATCCATCAACATCCCAAATTCTGGCATTGTCTCGTTGCATTGTTGATGTGACTTTTCTCCATCTTCCTTTGTGTGTAAGGACCTTATCTCCGACAGCAACTTGTTCAATTGGTATATATCCTCTTTCTGCAAGAATATAAGTTCCTTTAACGAAACATGGAAATCCGAAACACCAACAGTCTGCTTTCGGAATGTCTCCGGTATACACTCGTCTAATGTCATTTGCGTACCATTCTCCGTTTCTGTATTCATCTTTTAAAATCTCCTTTTGTCGCTTTTTCAGTGGTAATTCTTCCAGTACTTTTCTCTGCTCATCTGTCAGAAGATGCATGGATATGTAGCTTGCAGTCGCAAATTTATCAAATTCACAAAAACCAACACACTCATGTCCAGCAAGTTCCATTCCCTTTCGGAAACCACCTATTCCGGCGAAAAAATCTATAAATTTCACTGTGTACCTCCGATAAAATCAGTAATGCTCATCTGCGGATCTACTTCAACATTCAACATCTCATTTTTCGCTTTACTGTAAAAATTTCGATCAATTTCAAATCCGTAAGCACTTCTACCTAAATTCCTTGCAGCTCGCAATGTGCTACCGGAACCGCAGCAAGGATCAATAACCACATCCCCCGGATCCGTAAATATCTGGATCAGTTGCTCCAACACCTTAACCGGCTTCTGTGCTGGATGGATTTTAGGTATCTCTTTCCCGTCCTTTTCCCACTTAAACCAGTTAAACACCATATGTCCGGTACCTCGAATCGTCTTACCGTTTTCGTCAAATTTTGCACCGTTTCTAAATTTCGGCAACTTATCCCGGTATAATACCAGTGCATATTCCGTAGCACCCACAACACGCATGTTTGCTTTCAATACCTGCGGGCTATAATTTTTCACGAATACAAGCGGTATGTAATTATTAAAACCATGTTTCTTAGCTGCATTGATCAATGTACTCATCTGCTCAAAACTGCAAAATACAATCATGCACGGTGCATCAGAACTTCTTCCACGTCTACCGGCTTTCTTTGGCTCTTTCTTCAACATCTTCGAGCAGAAGTGGAAGTATTCATATAAATTAAAATTGAAGTCCGAATTAAATGCTGCTTTCTTTGCCAACTTACTCTCACCGTTTTTGTTATCTCCACCTTTGTACCACATTGGGTTGCTGCCATAGAAGTTATTCCCAATATTGTACGGAACGTCAGCTATAATCAGTTGTGCGGGTGGTATCGCATATTTCTTGTAATTCTGCATGGAATCTCTATAGATTTCACACTTTATCTTCTTCCTTCTCTGTTCCATATTTACTCGGAGCAAAGGATCCTTTCATGCTGGCCAGCAAATCTCCCGCTCCTTTCTGTAATTTATCTCTTAATCAAGCTCTGCCATCCATTTAAACACATCTAAACCATTCTCGTAGCTGAACGCTTTATTCGCACACCACGCATGTATCAGTCCGTGTCCTCTATGGCTTATGCTGTTATCAATGCAGGCTTGCTCTCCGCAGATCACACAGCGAAAACGGTTCTCGCTAGAACGTTTCAAGCCTGTCTTATTAAACACTTCAAGATTCTCTCTGTCGATGCTTACATAGTCCTCATGTACTTTAACGTCCATCACTTCACCTCATTCGCAAGCTGGAATCCAATTCTTGCCACATTCTTCAAGTTGTCTTTAATCAATGCTTTGTTTGGACTTCTGTGTGTATCAAGGAACTCCCACAGCTCTTGTCTTTCAGTCGGTTCATTTGCAACGTAATCAGCCATGTAATCATACTCAGCTTTTGCGACTTTCAAACACTGAATCATGTAATCTATCTTTTCTCCTGTGTTCATTATTGCTTCACCTCGTATCTAAATTCCATAAGCGAGAAGAATTTCCCATCGTGATTTCCACAGTAGTTTTTCAGCACATCCATGCAAGAATCACTATTTCCAATTTCTTCTTCATGCACGACTTTTCTTTCTTCATCCATTACAAGGCAATAAATTTTCTGTGTAACCTCAACTTCTTTCTTCTCATGCTCTTTCTTCCGCTGTTTGAGGATTTCAAGTACTTTGTCAGGATGTTCTGCCCTGAAAGTTCTGCACTCATAAGCACCTCTTTCTTTACTGATTGGACATTTTCTACAAGGCACACTACACATCTCAGCTTGAATTTTAATTGCTTCTTCTGCTGTCAGTTCTTCCTCTACTGGCTCGCATACAGACTCAAATCCGATTCGCCAAATTTTTCCGTTTTTCAATTCGATATTGAAACCATCTCTATAATCGAGTAATCCGTCAGTGTTTTTCTTGTCTGTTACAACGCCAATTGAACCTTCTGCACCCATACATCCAGAAGTTGCTTTTATAACTCTTACTTTATCTCCAATTTTGTATTTCATTATTTACTTCCTTTCACCTTACACAACCGCTCTATCTCATTCAGGACAGCCAGTGCGATATTCTTCGCAAATTCTGTCTTTCCGTTCTCGTAATATATTTTGTCAATCACTTCGCTAATCTCAACTTGAACCGTATCTGAATAATCGCCATTCTTCAAAAATTCATTGAACGCAAGCCAGTTTTGCGTAATCACTTTGTAATACTTTTTTCTTTCTTCTTCCGTCATATTCTCACCTACTCAAACGGAATCTTTAGTTGATCCGCCTCGCTGAATCCGTCTTGTTTCGCCCATCCATACTCTACGGTTAAATCATCATTTTCACCGTAAATTCTCTTGGATCGCTCATCATACATGACGAGAAATCCTTTTGTATTGATTTTCCCAAACAATCTATTTTTCGGGACTGTGACTCTTCGATACGCATTGCTCAATTCGTTATCCTTGCTGTATCCAATCACCAGTGAAGCAAGATTTGATATGTCTCCTGCACCGCTGATTTCGTCTGTCTCATTCGTGGAAAAATTGTTCTTCCTCTTATGAGCTACAAGCAAAATCAATACATCGAATTGCAATGCCATCCTCGCAAGTTTTTTCACAAAAAGACTTTGCTTTTCGTACTTATCAGTTCCTTTTTCTGCATCTAAATCAATCGCAGTCATTAAATTATCAATCAGAACAACATCTATTCCGTATTGTAGAACCGTTTGCTGTACGGTTTTGCACAGATCCTCTTTCTCATCTCCATCGACAATCGAACTGTCATAAATAAACGCTTTTCCTCGATACCAGGCATTAATCAACTCTTGATTCTGATTGGAAATCTTTCTTGAAACATCTCCAAATCTGTTTGTTGTTTCGATGATGTGCTGCGGACCGGCTATCTGAAAATCAAGCCACGCTTTAAACAAATAGTTTGGAAGCTCACCGGAATAAGCAAACACCTTATGTCCGGTCTCAATCGCCCTGCCTACAATCTGACTTGCAAGTGTTGACTTTCCCTCACCCGGCTTTCCAGTAATAAGAACTACACCGCCAAAAGGAATGCCACCGTATAACAGGCGATTGCACTCGTTGACCGTAGAGTCCAGCTTTTTCAAACTGTATATATCAACGTCCTGCACGTCAGACAGCTCTTTAACACGCCTCACAGGCTCAAATTCGGCATTTTCTACCGCTAGCCGAACATCTTCATGTCCATGCTTCATTAACAGCTCATTTGCGTCTTTACAGCCCTTATAGTCCTCTTCCCGGACGTGTTTAATCTTGTTTGGAAATCTTCCCTTCAATTCCGGTAGCAATGTCATATGCCCTTTTTCAAAATCTCCAAACACTACAATCTCTTGGAATTTGTTCACCCAGTCAAAACAATATGGAATCCAGGTAAATCCCTTTGCTCCGTTCGGAACGCTCACGGCATTCTTTATACCGGCTGTCGCTACGGAAAGGCTATCTAACTGCCCCTCCGTAATCACAAGCCTTGTGAAGTCCTTGCATTGCTTCATCCCAAACAATATCGGCTTACAATCGCGTTCACACCATTCCTTGTTCTTATCTACTTCCTTGTTGAAGTCGGTTTTGCGGTATTTGACGAATTGCATCTTCCCATCTCCGTCATAGAACGGAAATACGAGTATGTTGTCATGATCCTTTTGAGTGGTAATTTCATACTCATGAGCAACCTCAGCAGATATTTTTCTGCTTTCCAAGTAAGCAACTGCCGGCTCTTTTGGAACAATCGGCTTGTCCGGTGTCTTCAATTTCCTGTATTGCTTTTTCGGCTGGTAATATTCCATTACCTGCTGCCCCAAACTGAAATCAAAATCTCTTGCAAGACTGATCATATTTCCGGTAACACCGCAGCTTTCTCTCAAACATTTAAACTGACCGGTTGACAGATTAATGGAAAAAGTGTTCTTGTCCTTTTTATCTCCACCGTGACAATACGGACAGAACCTTGTGAATTTCAATTCATCACCGTGTTGTCTTGCAGGCTCTCCAACATATCGGGCGAAATCAAAAGCATCTTCCGGCTTAAATTTGTAATACATCAAACACCACTCTCCTGAATTTTTTTCAACCAATCAGGATGTTCGCTTAAGATTCCATAATCAAGTCCTTGTCCATCGTAAATAGCACCCGCATCTTCTAACTGCTTGCGGAAACTCGATTCCAAACAGGAAAAACGGTCACAAGGTTCTCTTGGTTTTTCTAAGTCCTCCGATTCCTGCCCCCAGTTTTCATCCAAATAATCAACATACCCACTGTTGAAAAATGTGCTTCCGTGCATCCAATATTTACGATCTCTACCGCTGTCACTCATATCTTTCAAGAATCGATCAACACAACGTCCAATCTGATCGTATCCGATTTTTTGAAGTGCTTTCTTCCTTGATGTTGATACCTGCCCTTTCCCTTTTTTGATTGGATATAACTTCCAAATAGATTCAAAGAAGTCATCAAGTGATTGTTCATCGTGCAGTTTTTCTGCACTATATATACTATTCTTTTCTTCTCTATTCTTCTCTATTCTATTCTGGGTATCTGAACGGTCTACCAACGGTATACCAACCGGAAAATCATCCATTTCACGGATGGAATCCTTAAGCGAATAACGCCCGTTTGGTTGCATAGTCAGCATGGCTTTTTCTTCTTGATAGATCGTCTCCGTGTATCTGTCTTTTCGGAGATAATTATTAATTCTCCAATGCTTAATCACGCATATTCCGTCCGAAAATTGAATAATAAAAGATTTGGCAACAAGTAAGTCATAATCGTTTTGATTCGCTCCAATAATCTTCATTACCTTTTTTGCATTATTCAGAAATCCATCATCATCCGCTCTCATAGAGAGATGAAAGTATAACGCTTGTGTGGATAGTGGCATTTCTAAGAAAGCATCTGAATCAATAATCTGTTTGGAAAACATTCTCTTCTCTGCCATCTAATTCACCTCCCGTTGAAGTAATTCTAATACCATGGATCCTTGTTCTGAATCGTGGCAAAACACAAATTCTACTCCATATTTTTTCTGCATCGTCATGCAAGCTTTCATAAGTGTTGCTCCCTTAGTTGCTGTTGGATATCGCTGAACACGTTTATATTTCGGGTTGCCGCTTGTTTTGTAATAGCCAATAATTTCTTTTGTTGGCTTCATCACGAATAATCTAGGGTTCTTCCAGCTATGCAAGTCTTCCAATGACTTAATAGTTGGGTTATAGATATCTTTCGTTCCACCAATTAAACCCCCAGCATTTTGAGTAAGCACATACAATTTAATTCCGTTGTTCTGAGCTAAAATACACTCATCTCTGAACCGAGCGTGCTGTTTACCGCAGATATCCCCCACAAGCTCTTGAATATCTTTCTTCGTGTCAACAGTCACATTGTACGTTCCAAGGAAATCCATTTTTTTTACTGGAATCCCACGTTCTTTCTTCCGGTTAATTACATCCGTAACCTTTTCATTGGCAATAATGTAATCACCACACGGAAGAGGCATAGTCAGAACCTCAATTCCTTGCTTTTGCCAATAATTCTCTTTGGCAGTATGTTTACCTTTCTGCTGCCCTTTATCGCTAATTAGTATCAGTTTTCTCACCTGCCTTAAGTTCTTTTTTTCGTAAATATCTCTGATGTTCCCGCTCCTTTACCGGTATTTTCTTCGGACACCACTGCGGACAGCACGTCACTTTCTGCAAAATCAACCGCATTTCTAGGACACACAGCCGCTTAAATCCTGTACCCTTATCTAATTTGACAAGGGTACATTCATTACATTCGTCACAATGAGGAAGGGATTCTGCTACCCTGCTTCTATAATCTCTCTGCTTCTGCCTATAAGCTTCAGGATTCGCATTATAGCGTCTTCTCTTAAGAAGAGCATTTACGTTATCAACAATGCAATCCTCATATTGGCATTCACTGCAATTTGGATACGAACAGTCCTTTTTTCCAGCCATTCCGCTTCTCATTTTTTCTCCTTATATATTCTTCACGGCTTATCCCATCCGTCATATTTACGTCCACCCTCTCACCGGCTAAAGTGCCATTGTATTTGCAATCAGGATATGGACACTGAAAACAATCGGGATGACAACAACACTCCGGTCTTACTCCGCTCGACATTTATTTCTCCTTAATTAAACGGTAATTCTTCATCCATTCCATCCGGGATACTCATAAACCCGTCTGATGCCGGAATTGATCCACTTCCTGCTGACTGCTGATTCTGCTGATTGGCTGCTCTGCTTTCTGCAAATTCCTGTTCCTCCACAATTACTTCTGTCGTATACACTTTTACACCATCTTTGTTCGTGTAACTGCCTGTCTGAATACGACCTGAAATAGAAACCCGCATTCCCTGACGGAAATACTTCTCTGCAAACTCAGCGGAACGTCCGAATACAACACACGGAATAAAATCCGCTGTCGGCTCACCGTCTCTCTTGAATTTGCGGTCTACTGCAACTGTATATCTTGCAACCGCTGTAGCATTGTCTCCCTGTGAATATCTCACCTGCGGATCTGCTGTCAATCTCCCCATTAAAACTGTTTTATTCATCTATGTAGTCCTCCTTATTTAAGTAAATAAATAATCATGTTTACGATACTTAAGATTATTGCGAGCAAGAATCCTAAAAACGGAATTAAAAATCCTTTATTCTCAGTGTCTTTATACATGTAAAAATCAAAAGTCGCTCCCATAGCGTAAAAAATTATTAATAATATTTTGTAAATCATTGCTCCTCCTAGAATGGCGTAAGCCTAAACTCTTTCTCTGCACGCTTTTCGGCAATCCAAACATTCACATCTGAGTCAACCACACTTCGTATCTCGTCTTTGAACCGCTGCGGATTGCCGTTTCCTGCACTTAAGTGTATCAAGCCTATACTTCTTAGGCTTTTACTGTTTATGCTCTGTATGAGCCTTTTACACGTTTGTAATTCCATATGCCCAGTAAGCACATGGGAGAATTTAGCCCCATCTTCTTCTCGGCTGATATAGTCCTCTGAGTAGTTGCACTCAATCAGTCCATAGTTGATTTCCATTTTTGAGAAATCGTACGGACAATACTCAGCATCCGTAATGAAAAGGATTCTTCCGTCAGGTGAATCAATCAACCATCCGTCACACTCCGTCTCTCCATGCGGTACACGGAACGGTATCACCGAAAATGAGCCTATCTGATAACGCCTCATACGCTGTAACCCTACAGTCTTTTCGCCCATTACTGTTTCAATGTCCGTCTCCACTTCATCGGATGTGTAAATCTTGATACCATACTGCATATACTGCTTGATGTACCCAACATGGTCTTTATGAACGTGACTTACCATGCATCCGCTCACCTTGGAAGTCTGATAGTCAATCGTTTTTAGCATATCTTTTGCTGGCACACCGCATTCCAGGAGAAGAACATCTTCCCCTGAAATCAGAGCATAACCATTTCCTTTTGAACCGGAGTTAATTGTTTTTACTACCACTAAAAACACCTTTCTTTTCTGATGTCATATCAACCGCCCATATTTGGACAGATGCAATCCCATTGATAATTTTCGAAGTGAAGTTCTTCATCTTTCAGAATTCTTCCATCAACAATTTCAATGTCCTGATTGAATTCCATCCCCATTTCAAAACCATGAATTTTCATATCGACATGATATTTTTCACATGTTTTCAGGAGTTCATCTGCTGAAATTCCCCATGCAAACTTGGAATCAAAGACTTCAACAAAGGTTTCATCATCTTCATATTCAGAAAGATAAACTTCTACACCTTTGACAAATCCCCTTCTTGTGTTTTCAATCCAACATGTTTCATTTGAATTAATATCGCCATATTCATCCAGCTGCAGCTTTGCTTTTTTTTCACCAAGGAATCCAACTGGACGTAAGCCTTCAAGAATAAATCTCGTCATATTTTCTTTTGTTCCACGAACTTTCAAACTTCCTTCACACCAATTTGGCATTTTATATGTACCTCCCTACTCACCGAAAAATTCCTTCCTAACATCGACCACTTCATACCTTGTGGCTTTCATCCTGAATGGCTTCTTATCGCCTTTACAAATAAATTGCCGACATATTTCTGGTCTGACTGGATAGATTCTGCATTTCTCTTTCAGCTTTGAATCGTCCATGAACGGGCAAGCCAGGTCGTAAACCTCTTTAGATACTGGAAACAAGTGTCTGTAAGGCTTGATATCGTGAGCTTTGATGTACTGCTTAATCGTAATGATTTCTTTACTGGATAAAGGCAGGCATCTCGAACAGCACGCACCACACTGGCTACATTTTCCATCAACCGTCATGTCATAAGTGCCATTTTTCATATCCTCAATGGCATCACTTAACCACTTTGTTTGAGCTGTCATTCTTTTACAATCTCCACTTCATATCCAAGCTCTTTGCAGATTTCAGAAGCGGTCATTTTTCGTACTTTTTCACGATTCCAAATACAGTTACGTTCATCTGAAAGCATGATGCTAAATTTTCTTAATGCTGGCTTGAAAACTTTCATAATATCAAGGTCAGAATCATCCGGCCATGTCATATCACTTTTATGTGGATATCCTCCATCAAGCGACATATAGCCGTTCATTCCAATACCGTATAATTTTCCATCCTGATTGACAATCAAGTATTTTGTACCATCTCTTGTTTCAACAACCATTCCTGTTTTTAAATCTTTTAATTCCATATCTTTACTCCTTTGCGAATTCCGGCGTTTCCACCTCAACAGCTTCTGATTCAACTACTACATCCGGTTCGTCTTCAACTGCAAATTCCTGTGAATTTTCATTCTCTTTGATCTCTTCCTGTGCTACCTTATACGTTTCATCCAACTGCAATAAGGAACTGGATGCCATGCTGTTAAGATTCTTCGGAAATTTCTTGATGGCATTGTTACGCATCTTTCGTACAATCATAGCTTCCGGTGTATCAAGCCACGCTGCACTGATATATGGCTTTGCAGCTTCACACCGCAAGATATCTTCCAAAGTTTCGCACTCACGGATGGCTGATAAAACTTCCTCTTTCCTTGCCCTGATCTGTTCTTTCTGTTTTGGAGTAGCTTTATAGCGATTCTCACAAATTCCAAACGTTTCATTCAGCAGATTATTCCTGATATGAGCGATCAGGTTCGTTCTCACCGGCTCTCTTTCTGCAATCAGATAATCAATCGTTCCATCTTTCAGCTTTACCGGATAAACAACCCTTACCGTCTTGTCTGACAGTCCTTTAGGAGTCCACTCCGCAGGCTCAATCTCAATTCCACGTCTGCGAGGATATGTAAAATCATCTCCTTCTTTTACGAGCCAAACTGGGTATACGGTGTCAATGTTATTTCCGAACTGCCGGAGCAAACTGTCATTTCCGTCTCCCTCAACCCCCATTTCAACAACCTTGCACCACTGACCGCCAATCTGCTTGTTTCTGAGCTGGAAATACACTTCTCTCGGCATTGCACTGGCGTTTAGCTTAAGACTCGCACACTGAGCCACGACCTCTCTCAGATTGGAAGTGTTGAGATTCCCCATATCTGCTTTATCATCATTTTGCACTAACTGGAAGATAGCTCCCATAGCGTTCATTGCACACTGTTTGGAATATTCATCATACTTAACACCATTCTGCTCAAAATCCCTTGAGACAAGACCAGTTATGGTATTTGTCCACTGACTCAAACCAGTTGTAAATTCCTGCTTCTGAGCAACTTCATTCTTCTCTGCCATTACTCTTCCTCCACTTTCCCATCAATCTTTTTCAGCTTCTCCCGGAAAGGAAGAATTTCCGTCTCTGGAACATCAACCGCAGTTACTACAGCTTTCGCAGTTCCAATAGAAACTACTTCTCCCGGCTTCACGATCACATCTGAACCGAACGTGTATTCACGCCCATGCTGAACGCCATCTTTCATATATCTGGCTTTGATATATAACATTAGTCCTACTCCTTTCATTCAAACACGTGTCTCAATAACGCCCCTATCGCATCAGAAGCATCCATTCTCTTTTCTTTTTCCATAAAAACATCCTTGAGAACTTCATTTATCTCGCTTGCGATTTCATCATCAGGCTTTCCGCTTGCAAGAATGTTAAACACTTTCTCTCCTGCATCCTCTCCGAACTTATCTACAAACACTTTTCTTACTCCACGACAAATCCCCTTAAATTCATCCATAGTGTCGCTCAGGAAACCGCTGATTTCTACTGATCCTGTTCCTTTCCCGTTTCTTTCTGCCTTAATCATATTTAACCTCGCTCTCTACTTTTAATTCCTTATCATCGGTTACTGCCAAACAAATCATCTGAGAATCCATTTCCGGCACATTGAAGTCGTTGATGCTTTCCGCATTATCCACGAAAATAGGGCAACTGACACCGTACAGACTGGATAATGATTGAATAATATCCAATCCTGCAACAATCCGATGCCCGTTATTCAAGCTTGAAAGCGGAACGCCATTTACAGTACATTCACAAGTTTCTTTCAGCCCCCCGTTGATCTGATTGTCGAACAGCTTGAATGAAACCACCTTAAACATTCCGTTGATCTTTTCAGAAATCATTTTCATTTTCGCCCGAATAAAATCTTCCACAAGGTCAATCATCTGTTCCTGTTCTGCAATCTTCTGTCCAACTTCCTTCTGCTCTTCCTCCAGTTCAGCAATACGCTCTTTCACCTTGGTATTATCTGCTGCCGCAATCCTTACAGTAATCTCGGAAATTTCATCTTTTAAAATGTCCCTCTTAGCTTTCAACTCCATCGAAGAAGTATCTTTGCACATTTCTTCAATCTCTTTTTCAAGTGCCGAGATTTTCTCTGTAGTTGCCTTATACTCTGCATTTTCTGAAACATCAGCAACCTTTGGCATTCCGTCTACAGCCTTTTTAACAATCTCGTATTCCCTCTGTGCATCTGCCAACTTGGTAGTCAGCTCATCTTTTTCTTTGATAAGAGATTCTTCCAAGGTTTTAAATTTGTCTCTCGATTTAGCAGCTGACCTTCCATCAGCTTCAATCTGCGAAATCCTTTTAGCACGGTTTTCTTCAAACTCTGCCTTATCTTTTTCGTACTTGCTTTCATATGCAGTCTTGCGAGCTTCGTAATCAGCAATACGTTTCTGCTTTACCTCTTCCGGCAAGTCCTGTCCGCAAGTAGGACAGATAAACGAGCCGTCCGTAAGCGGTTCCAACGGAGTAAGAGCCGGATATGCCTTTGCTTTTTCAGACTTCCATTCAACCAAAAGCCGATTTTTTTCACGCTCATGATCTTCATACTTTACATGAGCATCCCTGATTTCGCTTTCCTTATTCAATACATCACGCTTGAGATCATTCAATGTATCCCGCGTTCTTGATAAGTCATTTCGGATATCAGTTGATTCCAAAAGCAACTTCTGATTCTCCGCATTCTGAATTTCTGATAGATGGAATTTGAGAGTCATGATTTCTTCACGTTTGGAATTAATTTCTTCCAACTTGCTGTTACCGCCTGAGATTTCATCTTCAACTTTCTGCAGAGCCACTTCTTTGGCTGTTTTTTCGACTTCTAACGCTCCTACATCAGCAATCACAAGTTGTTTGGAGATTTCATCAATACGTGCCGGGATCTCAACCATATCCTTATTTAATGCTGTTTTCGCTTTGGTGTATTTCTTCAAGATATCGTCCGTGCTTGCAATTTTCAGTTCCGGGATAAGCTTTGTGTATTTCTCACCGAATCCCTCTGCAATATCCACATCAGAAAAGCTTCCAACAAATTTCATAAGGATTTCACGTTGTTTCTTCCAAGCTAATGCATTAAAAGCGTTTGGATTTGTAATCAGATTAAACACATCCTCGTCAACAATTTCTGAGATAAACTCTTTAAACTCTTTCTGACTCTTCGGATATCCGTTAATCTCGAATTCATTCACGTTCCCCTGGAATTCTCTTGTATTAGTTCCACGCTTTTTAACCCATTTCTGCTTCTGAACCTTTTTCAGATCATATTCGTCACCGTCAACGCTAATCTTTGCTGCAACAGAAATCTCAATATTATCTACCATCTTCCCGTCTGCGTCCAACGGCCGGATATCAAAATCAGAACTTCCAAGGCTGTCTTTTCCAAACAACAGCCACGTAAACGCATCAAAGATTGTTGTCTTTCCAGTGGCATTCGCACCGGAGATCCTTGTTTTTTCACCAAACTCAATAGTTCTGTCCTTACATCCTTTAAAATTTTGGATATGCATGGACAGCAACTTAACCTTTTTAATTTCCACCGATTATATCCCCTTTCTTCTTATCTATAATCTTGACTACACGCTTATCCGAATTTTTCCGAACAATGTGTAGATACAGATTATCTTCCAGTAGGTTTATCCATTCTTCCGGGTTTAACCCCACCTTTTCCAGCAGAATCTTATTCTGTCTTGTCAGTTTCTTCGGCTGCTTCATCCTCTTCCTCCGTTTCAAGCATTTTGCAAAGCATCCTTACAAAAATTTCCTGCGAAATAGCAATAAGAGCTTACACAGCCACTGAATCAATCCCGCACTTGCTATTAGCTATCATATCTGCCGCCACATCTGCCGATTTTTTGCTGAACTCATCAGGTGTAATCGCAATTTCTTTCTTTGTCATTTTCTTTTTCTCCTATTTGCGTTATTATTTAAGTGGTTTTTGAGCTAAGTGCCTGAGAGGTTGCCGCCTCACTATGGCACTTTTCTTATGCATTAATGGTCTGCCCGAAAGCCACGCAGCATACCATCAGTGCGATTGAAAATCCTATTACAAACCAAAATGCTTTCTCTACGACCTTATCGTAGGCATCCGGCTTCTTTACCGGTTGCTCCATCGGTTGTTCCGCCGTTTTTCTCTTTCTGACCTGTACTACTTCCAATTCTTTCATGCCGCAACATCCTCCTTCTTCTTTGTTCCGGAAACCATAAGCGAAATATCTAATGTTTCCTTTTTTATGGCTACATTCAACTCTTCAATAGAATTGATGCCGATTTTTTTCAGCCTGTCTTCTATAAATCTCCTTTTTTCTTCCATATATTTCTCCTACGCAACCTGTTCAATCACCGGAACATAGCCATGCTTCTTCAATTCTTCATATAAGAAGAGTCTGCCTTTCTGTGTCCATTCAGTCTGCATTGTCACATCCGGTCTGCCGTCAGCTCTTGTAATGTCAATCGTCCGGCTATGGACATATCCATTATTCTGATGTTTGGAATACAGCACCCACTGTCCACCGACTTTATACTGAATCTTTAATTCCTTTAGAATCTGATTCATTTTTCTTCCGCTAAGTCCGTAGTCCTTTGCAATCTGCGTGATAGTTACCAGTGACTTTGATTGAAGAATCTTGTCTACATAATTTGCTTTCGGCTGTAGCTCGGAAATCAATTTCTGATTTTCAACAGCCTGTTCACCAAGAAACTTGCATTGGTCTTTCAGAGAGTCTATAGTCTTTTTCGCCTCAATCACCGCAAGTGCAAGTAACTCTTCGCCCTGTGGTGCAAGCTGATAACTTCCATTCTTTCTGATTGCAGGAAGCACTTCTGATGTAACCCAGTGTTTAAATCTCTTTGCTGATTCCAGCTTACTTCCAAAGATTAATGCGTATAAGCCAGATTCGTTTATGACGGTCATTCCTCTTGGAGATTCAAAAGTACCGTTTTGGTAGTTTTGCCTGTCTTCTTCTGCTACATGGCGGTTAATATCTCGACTACCGTTTTGGTATCCGAGGATGTCTGCCACATCTTTCCCAACAAACCACGGTTCATTATCAATTGTTACTGTTCGGATATCACCGAACTCTTCTGAATAAAAAATTTGTAATTCGTTCATTACATTTCCTTTCTGTGATATAATCCTCCGTGAAAGGAGGGTTTTTCGTGAAAAAGAAAGTTAAATTTACATGTTCCAAATTATCGGAAGGCTTCATTTCCGAATGTGAAGTTGTAACCGTTAGTGATTTTGAGAATCCAAATCTATTCAAAGTCACTACTGTTTACAATCAGAGTTGTCCTCTGTATCAGTTGAAGAAATGTCCTTTGCTCGACTGTGCACTGGCACAGGGCGATGTGATGGATTATTACAGCCATTCTGACTTAAATTCGATTGACTACAAAAAATAGCTCGTTTCACTGTCATTTCCGGGGATTCACCCATCTTTGCCTTAAACTTGAATCCTCGGAGATTTTCAATTTTTTCTCCATCGACATAAACTCTTACCGGTTCCGTATCAATAAACTCTCCTTTTTCTCCGATGTGAATAATGATTTCCTTTAACGGTTTATATCCTAATTCGTTCATTGTTCTCCTTTCTGTGTTAAAAAGTTGAAAATGTTTTCGTATTATGGTAAAATTGTTTCATGTCTTATATGGCAGGAAAGGTGGTATCATGTTTTGATAAAAAAACTGATCTTGCCTGCTCTCTTAAGGTAAAGCCGCAATTGTGGTACCAAAGCACATTAAAACTGGTTAAATGTAGATTACTGATATGGCGTTACGTCACTCAGAGAAGGAGTATAAAACGCGAGAGATGGCACTCATTTAAAATGCTTCACCATATCAAGTCCTCTTTATCATTTGTCAGCAACTAGGCATATTGCAGAACCAAAACTGCGAAAGTGACAAAGTATTTCATAGAAACACTTGGCGTCATCTCGTGTGGTGAAAACCTGCAAAATACATAGAGTAAAAAAATTTGGCGAAATGCTGGTAGGAATGACGCTCCTATCAGTATTTTTGTATTAAGCCTTTTCCCTACTGTTTGACCTCGAATAAGTATTCCAAAGTCTTATCTTTGAAATAGGTGTCTCGGATTTTAACGCACTCCTCATATCCCCATTTACTTTCCCCATTAAATTTGGAAAGAATTGTTCGATATGTTAATCCTAATAATTTTGCAATATCGGAACGAGATATTTTGTTTCTCACCATTTCTGCTTCAAGATTTAGAACGATTACCATTCATTTCTCCTTTCTAACTTTTGTCATTTGCCGGAATTGTTTTTCGCTCATTCTCAAATCGAATAAGGTCTTCTTCTGATACCCTGTATTCTCGTCCAAGATTGATCGCATTCAATTTACGCTGACGAATCCATTCCCAAACGGTAATGACCTTGACTTTGTATCTTTCTGCTACTTCGTCACAGGTGTACATTTTAGCCAAAAATATCCCTCCTTTTTTATAGTTATTTATACTTGTGTTTGCTTCGGTTTAGTGATATGGTTTAGTAAAACGAATCATACTTATATCACAAACGAAGCACTTCACAGAATCGAATTTTACTTGGTCGTTTACTTCGGTTCATTCAAGTATGCTCATACTATACCACCGGATACTTCGGTTGTCAATAAGTATTACTACGTTTTTGACAAAGTATTTTGTTTTTTATGAAAGGTGGTCAAAAAATGTATGAAATTTTTGAGCAATTATTACAATCTCACGGAATAAGTGCTTATAAGTTCTGTAAGGAAACTGGCGTATCTCAATCCACGATTAGTACATGGAAGAAAAAGAATTCAAAATGCGGAATGGATTTAGCAGAAATTATCGCTAAATACTTCGGAGTCGCAATAGATTACCTTATGAACGGCGAAGATACTAAAACAGAAATTACAAACCAAGGCTACTATATTGATGAAGAAACAGCTCGGACAGCACAGGAAATCTACAACAATGACAAGATCCTCTTTGACGTATACAAAACCGCAGATAGAGACAGATTGATAGCGTACGCCAAAAAGTTATCTGAATTGCGAAAATTAGAGGAAGGTGAGGAATGATTGTATTACAAAGGATATTATATAAATGTAGTAATACTCGATGAATCCTATGGTGTTCCGGGATGCGTAAGACATAATTCTGATGATTCTTACACAATATTCATAGATGCATCATTAAACTACGAAAAACAGCATGAAGTGTTTTTGCATGAAATAAGACATATTTTAGGTGACGATTTCAGTGAATCCGATGTGCAAATGATAGAAATGAAGAACCATATGCATGATTACTGCATAGAAGTTTCAGCAGAGATTTTCCCATACACGCAAAGAATAAAGATTGTAACTGCTAATTAACAATACTTAAAATATAAGATTTATTATAAACAGAGGAGAAAATAATTTTGAGTGACTGCACATTATATATCGATGAAGCCGGAGATTTAGGAATGGGGAAAGGATCTGATTGGTTTATTCTATCCGGAGCTATAGTAAATAAGGAAGACGAACAAGAAATCAGAGATACAATAAAGAATATTCGTGTAAAATTAAATATCAATGAAATACATTTTAGAAAAATGATAAGTTTTGATAAGAAAGCATACGCAGTATCTGAATTATCTAAATGTAATTTTGAATACATAACTGTAGTAGCTGATACAAATAAGTTAAATTTGTCGAAGTTTCACTCTGCTCCTACCCAACGCCCAAGTATGATTTTCTATAATCATATTTGTCGATTTTTAATTGAACGAGCTTCTTGGTTATTAAGGGATACAGGAAGAACTGCCAATATCGTATTATCCAGTAGAGGAACGAACCGAGATGCAGAACTAATAGAATACATAAAGAAAATAATCACATACAGAAATAACAATATTGAATCTCGTTTTAGTGGGATATGTGCAAAACCAGCATCATCTTGGGATATGTTACAGCTTGCAGATGTGTGTGCTACATCAATGTATAACATGTACCAAGTAAATGGACTCGGATTCACAACTCCGTGCTACGCACGCAAATTGCAATCTCATTTATACAGACATAATGGAAAAACACTTCTAAAATATGGCATGAAATATTATGATGATGCAATGGCACCTGATAAAAATTATTTCAAAGATCATACGATTTGCAATAGATAATATAGATATAGAAAAAACCCCCAGCACGACTACCACAGGTCAAGCCTGCTGGTGATTACACCCTCGCGTTATCTGGCGGCGTTCTTTCTAAGATTATTATAATTCAGCCAGTTATAAATGTCAACAAACATTTGTTCTGGAATACTTAAATTGGTATAACCGCCTAGTGCGATTATATATAAAACGTGTGGTGCGTTTAAGAACAGGTTCTTATCAAAAGAGAAAGAGAGGAAAAAAGAAATGAAAACTTGGAAACTTGTATCAGGAATACTGTCAATTATTTTATTTGCAGTAGTCAGTATGCAGTCATGTGCTGTAGGAATTGGGAACACGTTGCAAGACAATGGAGAAGTTGGTGGTTCGGCTGGAATTATTGTTGCTATACTTCTTCTTGCAGGAGGAATTGTATCTATCGTTACACGAAACGGTGGAAAAGGTGGCAACATTGCATTAATCGTGCTGTTTGGACTTGCTGCACTCTGCGGTTTTACTATGGGAGGAAGTTATAGTGATTTAACTATATGGTCTGCATGGTGCCTAATTTGTGCAATACTTGCAATTATTTCTATCGTGAAAAAGCCTAAAAATCAGTAATTTGATAATTGCATTATATGGGAAAATACGTCTATGATAACAGCCTTGCATATTATACGCAAAAAGAATTGGATGTCTATGCAAAGATGGTTCATGAAACCATCGGAAACGGCATACATATTCCCGGACACTTCCAAACAGTAGGCAAAGACCTACAGAACAAAGTTAGGGATATTAACCGTGAGATGTATTTGAGATCTCACAGTCAATAAAACAAAAACCGCCCCTCGCCAAAGGAGCGGAATCTTGAAGAAGCATACGCCAATATGTTTCCTCCAGCACCTCGAAGAGATACCATTAATTGCCAATGAATATTGTATCATCTTCGGACAGCCAATGCAATCAGAACAACTGTTCTGTGTTGGTTGTATTTTTATACCCATTTTTAAGGAGGATGATTTTTTATGACAGAAAACCAAGAAAAAATAGTAGCACTATACGTCCGTGTATCGACTGGCTATCAGGTGGACAAGGACTCCCTCCCATTCCAGAAGAAAGAATTGAAAGCATACTGCGAACACGTATTGCACATCGACAAAAAGCGAATAGAGATATTTGAAGATGCGGGAAAATCAGGAAAGAACACGAAGCGTCCGGCATTTGAACGAATGATGAACAAGATAAAAGCCGGACAAGTATCTCATGTAATCGTTTATAAGATTGACCGTATATCTCGTAACCTTGTAGACTTCTCTCTCATGTACGATGATTTTAAGTACAACAACGTCACGTTCATATCTCTGAACGAGCAATTTGATACCTCTAGTGCAATCGGAGAAGCTATCCTTAAAATTATATTAGTGTTCGCTGAATTGGAGCGTAAGCTTACGTCAGAGCGTGTTAAAGACGTAATGATAGGACGTGCGAAGAACGTTCAGTGGAATGGGGCAAGGGTTCCGTATGGATGGGATTGGGATGAAAAAAATAAATGCCCGGTACATTCCGATAAAGAAGCTCCTTACGTGAGAACTATGTATCAAATGTATTTAGATGGCGGGTCAACGATCACTATAAGGAATTACAACAACTCTCACAACATCCCTACAAAACGAGGCGGTGAATGGACATCAAAAACTGTAGCTGATCTTTTGAGAAATCCAATGAATAGAGGTGATTACCGGTACAATTATCGAGAAAGCTCACGAGGACGTAAAAAACCGGCGGAAGAAGTCATCTACATTAAAGATGCGTTTCCTCCTATTGTTGATCCGAAGATATGGGATGCTGTCAACAAAAAAATGGATGAGAACGCAGCGTTGCGTAACACAAGCGGACTCCATACGATAAGAAATAGATGTAATGTTTTTGCTGGATTAATTGTGTGTGGGAAATGTGGACACAACTATCAGGTAAAAGGAAAAGACTCACGTAAGGGTAACGGATTCAGACCGTCATCTTATGCATGTACTGGGAAATTCCAAAAGAACAACTGCGATAACATGAACATTAGCGATGTAAATATTGGTCCTTTCATAATAAATTATATCGCAGCAATGGTTGATGCATCAAAAAAAAGGAAGAATATCAGAAATATTGACGACTTAGAGCAACTCATTCTCTCTCACATTAATTTTTCTGATGTGATCGGGATATCCGAGGAAAGTTTGCGGAATACAATGGATCTATTTTCCGCACAGACAAGCTCATTGGGCATATCCTCTCTTAGCACTCAAGACCAAGATGGTAGCGTAATTAGTCAAAAAAATAAATTGGAAGAAGAATTGCAAAAAACAAACCGAGCATTAGAGCGGCTAAAAAAAGCATTTTTATTCGATGATGATGGAATTAGCGAAAAGGAATTTCTTGAAATGAAATCGAAATTAGAAATTGATCGAATCCAAATAGAAAACAGCCTTAAGAAAATCAGTCAGGATTCAATCTCGGCAAACGTGAATCATATTGAGTTTATAAAAACCGCTTCTCAATTCTTAATGATTCACGAAATCAATAGTGGGAATTTTGTGGATTACAAGAAACTTGCGTCCGCAGACGAAAAAACAATGAAAGACTTCATATCCTCCGTAGTTTCCGGTATAACGGTACTTGATAAGCGAATAGTAAAAATAGTTTTTAGGAACGGTTTGTCGCACACACTCTTATACCGATAAAACTCAAGAAAGCCCGTAAATTAAGGCTACGGACTTTCTGAGGGATGACTGAGACTTATAAATTCTCGCTTACGGCATTCATCTGGCAACCGAAAGTCGTAACACAGAACGTCAGTGTCCTGTCGGCTTCTTTACATTTTTCTGCAAAAATATCTTTT